TTACCCATTAGTAGCCAATCTGTAGTTGTTTTGAACTCTTTTGCGATGGCTATTAAGTTTTCATTTCTAATATTTCCAATATCGCCTGAGAACCAATTTCGTACTGCCGGGAGACTTACACCGGCTGCGTCAGCCAGTACCCTCGTATGCCTTTCGGGCGGTACGCCTCGATGTTCTAAAAGAAGACGAAGACGTTTTGTGATTTCCATAGCCGAGAACAATACAAGCTCGCTGGAAGTCGTAGCTTGCTCGGCAGGGGAAACTCTGCTTTCCTTCCTAGGCTGATTAGGTTTACGTTCACCAGGGGAGGGGGACATTGAAGCGCTCCGAAGCAGTACGTTATTTCAAATCTGTGAAGGGGGTAGCGCTGGCGCTGAACATATCCGTTCCGGCCGTGAGGCAGTGGCAAGAGGACCGGATCCCGATTCTGCGCCAGCTCGCCTTACATCGGCTGAGTGGTGGAGCGCTCCAGATTGACCCTGACCTAAACCTTGAAACTTTGCAGACACCTGAGCCAACAGCTGGCCAGGTCAGCGAATTCGACAAGGTGGCTGCGGATCTTGTGGAAGCGTTCATGAAGTATCACCAAGTCATGAGCAAAAAACAGATAGCCCCACGAGAACCTGATGACACGGCCGCATAAAGGGAAGGGGATGCTAGCGGATTGCTATTAATAGTGGCAGGTCGTCCGACCAGACGCCTGTTGCGCAGGCTGAGAAGTGTGTGGAACGTCACTTATAAAAACTAGCAGCGGCCTACCAGTTGGGCGCTGCCCCAGATGTGTTGAGGGTTGAACTGAAATGGCTTGGATAAAAATGCGAATGGACCTGAAGGACCATCCGAAAGTTGTCCGCATTATGTCCGCAACGGATTCCGACAAGTTCAGGGTGATTGGGGGACTACATGAGGTGTGGTCTACGTTCGACCGCCATTCCGATGACGGCGTACTACCAGGCTATACCCCCAAGATGATGGACTATGTTGTCGGGTACGAGGGCATTGCCCAGGCCATGATTGATGTTGGCTGGCTGATGCATGATGAGGCTCTAGGCCTTGTCATGCCTGAGTTTCACGAACATAACGGCAAGTCAGCAAAGCGCCGAGCAGAGGACAGCAAGCGCAAGCGTCTTGTCCGCCAGTCCGTAGTGCGTCCCGAAGATGTCCGCAAAGTGTCCGCAAACGATGCGGACAAATCGCGGACTGCATGCGGACTAGAGAAAGAGAAAGAGAAAGAAAAGAGCTCTTCGAGCGCGCCCGCAGGCGTGCGCGTGCAAGCGCGTGCGCCCGATAGTCCTAGTGCTGTAGTTCGTCAAGTCGAAAGCGAGCAGCCGGGCGATGTCATCAGCATGTATTCGGAGTGGAAGCCGGATCAGGAACTGCTCAAGCACTATGCGACCGCCATGCATGTAGAGCTGCAGCGGTTCACCCCAGTGATGCTTATGAAATTTGTGGTCTGCCATACAAACCAGAGCGTGCCGCAGACCAGGGCTGCCTGGGTAGAAGAGTTTGTTCGGTGGGTACTGGACAGCAAGGAACGCGAGGAGGACGCCCTTGGCTGTAAACCTCCTTCCAGGCCTCGAGAGGATCTTGCTGCAGTAGCAGCGGCACATTGAGGGCTGAGACGTGGCTGCACAGTCTGAGGATCGCTACCCCGCACCGCTGGTTATTCATGGCCAGGTCGAGAGAGTGCCCAGAAGTCAGTCCGCTCCGACATCAGGTGATCTGTTTACTCCTGTAGTTGAGATCGATGCGGGTACCGCCAATGTTATCCGCCAGCTTTTCCGCCAGCTCAGAGCTATCTGTCCGTACTATCGGCTCAGCTGGAAGGATCAGGAAACCTTTGACACTTGTCGTCGAGAGTGGGCAGCCGCGTTGATCAAGGAAGGCATCACAAGCTGCGAGCAGCTCCGCTTTGGGCTGGACAACCTGAGAGCCAAGGGAAACGGGTACATACCCAGCGTGGCCACGTTTCTGGCGCTGTGCCAGCCAAGCCCTGAGCAAATGGGTTTGCCCAGTGTCGAGCAGGCTTTCAAGCAGGCCATCCAATGCTCACATCCGCTTAGCGATATGGACTGGACCCATAAGGCTATCTACCACGCAGCCGTACAGGTTGGCTTTGATGCCCTCCAGAACGGAAGTCCTCCTATCACGCTTGAGGCCTTCAAACGGCACTACCGCGAAGCCTGCAAGCTTCTGCTTCACGACAAACCCCTTTTGGATATGCCTGATAGTCGAAGACCAAAGCGGCTGAGCGGACCCAGGGGGCCTGTCAACACAGAGTTGGCCAAGGCCGAGATCAAAAAAATCCGCAGTGCGCTTGGCAGGAGGTCATCCTCATGACCGAACCTGTAGAGCGCGAAGCGCTGATGGAGCTGCTTTACCGCACCTTCGAAGACGGGTGTCGGCTGGGTATAGGGCTGACCCCGGACGACCTGAACACCCAGGGCTTCATCCATGCTCGAAACGTAACGATTCAGAGGCGGTTGGTTGAGGCTGGTCTCAGCAGTAGGGAGGTCGGCTTTGACTGACCATAAGCGCAAGAGCAAGAAGCTTGGCAATCGGATTTATACCCAAGCCAAGGTCATGATCGATGAGGCGACTGGCCGGCGCCAGCTGGCGCTAGTTCCACGCTTTGCCAGTGACCTCAACCTCCTAAGACAGCGTGGCTTTGCACCTGGTGATGAGATCAGGGCAGACATCAGCAAGCCTCGCAACCTAGCGCAATGGCGCAAGGCGCATCTGCTGGCCTGGCTCGTGCGCCAGCATATCGATGGCTTTGTCCTGCTGACCGATCACGAAGCCCTCAAGCGCCTGCAGCTCGAGAGTGGTACTTGCTGCGAGACCGAAATCTTCAACATTCCCAACGTAGGCCAGCTGCAGCGCGTCGTCCCCCAGAGCTTGGCCTTCGACGAGATGGATGAGGTCGCCTTCAACCAGTTTTACAGAAGCCTGTGCGAGTACATCGCGCAACGCTATTGGCCAGGCATGACGGCTGAGCAGATTGCTCAACAGGCTGAGCTTATGCCCTCACATCCCCCCTCACATCAGGACTAGAGATGAAAGCCGAACACAAAAAAATCATCGATCGCGCACACGACATGGGCCTTCATCCATCTGAGCTCGCCAGCGAACTCTTGCAGCACGACCTGATCAAGGTCTGCCTCAAGCAGTTCCATGACCTCCCGGACGTTTGGCCGCGGTTGAGCGAGTCGCAGCAGAACCAGGCTATTGCGAACCTGGAAGAGGCAGTAGAGCAAGGTGTAACCATGGCCGTGCGGATCATTGCCGGAAAAGGTGCGCTAGCAGTGCCTATCAAGCTGGCTGAAATCAAGGTCAAGAAAAACATTCGGATCATTGCAGATGTTGAGGGTGATACCCCACATCGCCACGCCGTTACTGACGCTGCTGACAAGCTATGCCTGCTGGTGCTGGCGCCCCATAACTACGACGAAGGTGTTGATTTCATCAAGGGTGATGCTGACCAGCTGGAGATCCCTATGGAGCCTGCTGCAGAAGCGGAGGTCTTTCCAGCGGCAAAAGATCCCTCCGATGAGGACCCGCTTCTCGAGTTAGCCAAACAGTACGTCATCGAATCAGGGCGTGCGTCGGTCAGTGCTGTCCAGCGCCAGTTTGGAATCGGCTACAACCGCGGAGCCGCAATCCTGGACCGTCTGGAAGCGCTGGGCGTCGTGACTCCACAAAGCGAGACAGGCCGGCGTCAGGTCATTCATGGGGCTTACGCTCCGGACACCAAGACCGAGGCTGCTTCAGCAGAGGAGGCCGCAGTGTCATGAGCGAGGAATCCAAAGGTAATGTAATCCGACTTCCGCTTGATCTGCCCATTCGGTACCGGGGCGGGCGGGTAGAGCAGGTCCTCAACCGGGTAATGCCTTCTCACAAGAGTTGTAAGCATGAGCGCTTTGTCATCGATGAGCGGCTTGCCTACATCAGGTGCGCGGACTGCTCAGAGAAAATCGATCCCATGTTTGCGCTGCTGCAGCTGTGTCGCAAGCAAGGCGAATTCATGCGCCAGCATGATCGCTATCAGGTAGAAATCGAGCGATTGAACGAGCGCACCAGAACCAAGTGCACTCACTGCGGGCAGATGACCAGGATCTCCGAGTCATGAGCCAGTTCAAACCCGGCGATGCGGCCTGGATCGCGTTCGATGTCCTTTCTGAAAACATCGGCAAGAGTGTCGAGTGTGTTATGAGGGTTGAGCCTGAAGACATGTATCCCTTTGATGGGGACATGTTCTTTAACACGACTTCGCACCCTGCCTGGATCGTAACCGGAGACGTGGTCTCGCTGCTTCTTACGGGTGAATACGTCAGGAATGGCCGCACCATGCTGCCTGAGCCCTGGCTGCGACCGCTTGGTGGCGATTTTAGCCATGAGATTCAGGAGCGCATCGAGGAGCTGGCGCATGAGTAAGCCACCTCTGCTTACGTTCTATTTTGTCCAGGAGGGTGTAGTTCCAGACACGCTCAAGCAGCGAAAGGACTGGCGTGGAGTCGTTCTTACCTTGGAGGACTTCAACGAAGCCAAAGGCTATCTGGAGACGCTGCTGGCCAAGGTCGATGCAAAAGCCGAGCGTCTGAGCGGAGAATTGCTACAGGCTCAGCAGCAAGTCAGCGAGTTGACTGCACAACTGGCCCGGCTCGGCAAAGAGACTGCTGATCCTCAAAAGAGTGACGCGCTAATTTACCGCTGGATACGAGAGCGAGGCTGGTTTCATCACCGGGCAGCCGAAGTGCATGGCCTACCTCATACCTGCTCTATTGAGGATATCGAGACCAGGATCCTGGAGATGATGGGCAAGGGGAGCATTCCGTGATGAGCCCCGTTGTAAAAGCCTTCCTCATGGTTTGGATCAGCATTGTTGGAATGGTTTGTATTGGCCTAGTCAGTGAGATGTATGCGCGTAAGAGCTTCACCATGTGCCTAGTCCAGTCTGCAGCCAATGGGTGGGCAGCAAAAGACGCAAAGGAGGCCTGTAAGTGATCACTCTTACCCGGAGTAACCATGACCGTACTGTCGTGAGCCTTCACCCTGACAATATCTCCTCAATCACAGAGGCAGCTGTCAGCTCACAGTGGCATGGCACCAGCAGCATCGTGCGTACGTTTGATGGACAAGTATTGGAGGTAATTGATTCTCGAGAGTGGATCCTTCGTGAGTTAGGCAAGGGTACTTCCAAATGACGAGCCAGGAAGAGTTTGAGCAATGGATCATTGAGGCTGAAAGCAAACCCCTAAGAAAGCTTGGCCTCAAGGGGGAGACACTCGAGCGGCTCATCCGTGATATCTGGCTCAGGAAAGATGAGCGAGGCAGGTATGTTGCTCCTCGCACAATTGAGCGCTGGGCTGACTGGCGCGCTTCACGCGACTACATAAAGATCATGGTTCCGTCCTATGAGGACGTGAACACGCTAGGCGGGCGAGAGGTTCGAACTCTATTCCTAGCTTCCCTGAAAGAGGCAGGACTAAAGGTGAAGCTCTGATGTCGTTACGCCTGCCTTCATTACCAACATTGGCGAAAAGGCCGCGCACTCGCTCAGTTAGTTCTGATAGACCCAGCGAACATGACGAACAGGCCAACGTAGTCACTTGGTTCAATCTCAGCTATCCGGCACTCAAAGGCTGCCTGTTTGCTATTCCCAATGGCACACACCTGGCTGGGAATCAAAAGCAACGCGGTATGAAGATGGCCTTTCTGAAAGCCGAAGGCCTCACTCCTGGCGTAGGAGATCTTTTCTTAATGGTCGTGAGACCACCGTATTCCGGCCTGTTCATCGAAATGAAGCGCCAGCGCTTTACCCCAAGCGATGTAGGCGAGGAGCAACGCAAGTTCATTAAGCGAGCACGGGAGCACGGATACCGGGCTGAGATATGCGGCGGGTTTGATGCTGCACGACTGATTATCCAGGAGTATTTGGATGGCTGCTGCAGCAAATCCCAAAGCAAGACAGACAAGGCGTAATCGAAAGGTTACAGGCTTCGCATCGCCACAGTTACCCAAGTTTGCTTATTACGAATGGCTTCTCACCGAGTGGGGACGATGGGTGAGATCAGAATATATTGGCGTCAGCGTGTCCCGCAGTCCCGCTGGCCTCAAACCCGTTTTGGATGATGACACCGGTATTGCTGTCGATCAGGCAATAGCACGTTGTGAGGCGCCTACCCGCAAGATGATCAAGCGGGTATATCTCTATCGCAACATATCCATTACTCCCCTGGTACTGAACGTCTACCTGGAAGAGTTCGACAGGAGCTACAGCGGTGAGTAGGCCTGACCCTAAAGAGCCTCGTCCTGCGCCAGTTTTCGATCAAGAGCTTGAGGCAATGGTCTCAGATATAGAGCTACTGGAGGCATGCGAGGCCAGGATGGACCGAGGCGAGTTGCTAAACGTCAGCAGGCAGGACCGCTATCGGCTAGCGGAGGCTGTTTTGACCTCGACCTATCTGTACTTCCTAATTGCGCCAGACTCGATGCTAATCAAGATTGCCAAGGGACGGGACGTAAAGAAAAGCCTACGGACCGTACAGACTCAGTCACCTGTTGAGATCCGCCTGATGGGAGCGGTGAGAGTTCACCAAGACATCCAGGATCGACTCCAGAGTCTGTTTGCGGCAACCCGCTCGCATGGTGACTGGTTCCATGCAACAGAAGACCTGCTCGACGTCATCCAAGCCGGTACGGAGCAAGGATTTAGGACAATGATGCTTCGCATGCAGTCTTTAAAACATAAAAGGTTGACAACGCGTATCAATAGATAGCAATATTTTCTGGTATTTTGCGGAAACTGCATTCCACGGGGCCGCACCCACTCGAACCCCGCCATTGAGCGGGGTTTTTCGTTTAGAGCTCCAACAGGTCAGGCTTAATGCCAAATGCTGCAGCAATCTTCTCGCGTGTGGCCTTACGAGGCTTGGCGACTGCTTCTTGCTGCGCATAGGCCGGCTGGGAAATCTCCAGGCGTCTGGCCATCTCTTCCTGGGTAAGGTTGAGATGCTCACGCCATGCACGAATAGCAGTGGCGCCGTCGACCATGCGGCTCACTACCTCGTGTGGGATCAGGTCATCCTCTATCTGAGCCACGTACTGCTCATAAGGAATGACAACAAAGGCCGGTTTCCCATCCGGCCCGTTGATTATCTGTACGTTAGTAGGTGCGTTCATCGCGTTTCTTAACCTCTTGGATGCTGACTATCTTGATGGTCTCTTCCCAGTTGAAGAAGACTCTGTAGTTGCCAACCCTCAGTCTGTATTGGTGTTCATGGTTGGTTAGGGCCTTGACGTTGACTATGTCGGGCATCCTTTCCAGTTCGGTAACCGCATCGCGTATCTGAACTTGATGTTTTGAGTGGATCTTCAGAAGTTGCTTAACGGCTTTCTTGGTCCAGTTAATCTTGTTCATGTGGCTTATTATAAGCCTTTTATAAGTCTTTGCAAGTAAAAGACTTATATTTATCCGTGAAAAACAGCCGCTCATCTGGCTTACGAATCTTGTGGTTTCCCCATGCTGGGGTTGTCCCGCTTGTGCTTTGGCGGGGCCTTAATTCGTTGTCTTTTTGTGCGCTATGAGGCCGCCATGCAAATTGAGCAGCTACTGACTGACCTGCTGGCATGGGCTCTGCCGGGGTTTCTAGGGGCTTTCGGCGGGATCATTGCGTTTCTGATGGGCCTTGCAAGCTCTTCCATCAAGTTCACCGCCAAAATGCTGATGGCCAAAGTGCTTGCGGCGTTTTTTGTTGCAGTCGTGCTGGCCCCGTTCCTTGATCCAGGCAGCGTGACACGACCTGCATTACTTATGTTGTTCGGCTTCTTTGCGTTTCCGATCCTCAAGCTGATTGAAAAGAAAGTTATGGCGCTGGTTGAGCGCTTATTTCCAGGAGGACTGAGCTAATGGCCAGCCTAGGGATCATTGCGTTACTGGTATTCACCTTGGCCACAGGGCGCATGTTGAACTGGATCAGGCATAACAAGCGCTTTCGGGTCGATGACCGCCTTGAAGTTACCTGCAACCTGGTAGGTTGCGTCATCTTCATGCTTACCATGTTGGCAGCATGGATATTCGAACCATGGCGTTTTGAGTCCAATTCCCTTATCGGCTCGCTGCTTTTGGCCTATCCGATCTATCAAGGTGTTTATGCCTACCATCGGGTGGACTGCATGATCCGAGGCCGCAACCGCCGAGGAGGAGAACGCAGGCAGGGAGACCGAGTCACCAATGGCTGACTATCGGCCTCATCCAGCAACATTGGCCAGAGTACAGCTGCTCGACACCATGTTGCTTCTGAGGTTAGCGCAGACTGGCGCAAAAAATTCCCATGAGGATGCTTTCCGCGCCTATGAGCTGGCGATCCGCGAGATCGAGAAGGCATTGACCTGGATCACGGCAGGTATCTTTGCCGACGGCTTCGGACCAGATAACAAACCTAAACGCTGACTACATGAGCTGGAGAGTTGCTATGAGTGAAGCAGTGGAGCACGCAGCAAAACAAGGCGCACAAGTTGTTATAGGTGAGCCAATACACGTTACCTATTCGCGCCTCGACAAGATCAACTCTGCAATTGAGATTTTGGTTTTTCAACTCAGAGAGGTAGGGGCTGATCACTTCACTAAGCCAATGCTACAAGCGCAGCTCGAGCGTTTGTTGGCAGCACAATTCGAAGCCATCAACTCGGATGACTAACAATGCCCAAGTCCTACCGTCGCAAGGTCACTACCACTATTAAGGCGGCGCAGTGGGACGGATCACTGGCGTGCGCCGAAAAGATCCGGGCAGCGATGGATGCCTTTGATCCTGCCCAAAAAGCCAAGATTCATATTGTGATGAATCGGGAGCGGACAGAGGTGGTAGAACTCACTATTGAGGGACAATGGACTGCAAAGCCTGGAGATTACATTGTCCTGTCCAGAGGAATGCTCTTCCCCTGTAAAGCAGACCTGTTTGAGCAATCCTTCGAGTTGGTAGATGGACAACCCCAGGAAGCGCTGGCGGATACGGAAACATGATCAAGGTCGAGTCGAGCAACCTGGGTAGCCAGTTAGCTTTTCTGACCGACCTTGAACAGAACCAACTGCCGTATGCGATGGCCCTGGCATTGACTAGGACAGCTCAGGAAGCAAAGGCTGCTATCGAGCAAGAGATGCAGAGCGTGTTTGACCGGCCAACTCGGTACACGATGAATAGCCTGCGCCTTATCCCAGCCAAGAAGAACCGGCTCGAGGCTCGAGTCTGGGTAAAGGATGAGGCTGACAAGGCCGCGCCTGCTACCAAGTGGCTGACCCCTGAGGTGTATGGCGGATCTCGTCCGGACAAGCGCAGTGAGGCCATGCTCAAGGCTCGAGGCATCCTGCCTCAAGGCAAGTACGTTGTACCTGGTAAAGGCGCACAGCTGGATCAGTTCGGCAACATGAAGCGTGGCCAGCTCACCAAGGCGCTGTCAGGTATCGGCGGGTTTACTGAGGTTGGCTATAGCGCCAATGCAACAGACAGCAGCCAGAGCCGGCGCAAGGGTAACGCCAAGCGCTTCTTCGTGATGCGCAATGGCAAGGTCCCGATTGGGATTGCTCAACGTACAGGCCGCAAGAAAGATCAGATCTCCATCCTCTTGGCCTTTGTTGACAAGCCACGCTATGGCAAGCGCCTGGACTTCTTTGGTGTCGGGCAGCGTGTCATTGATGAGCGCATAGGACCAAACTTCGAGCTGGCCATGACTGAGGCGCTACAGACGCGGCGGAAATGATGAAAAGGGACTCGAAATGGGGTTATAGGGTTTTTCTATTGATCGATGATTTTTGATAGATCACGGGTCCTTTTTAGGCCCCCCTACCCATTGCGGATAATTCGAGGCTCCATCCTTCGCTAGATATGAAATTTTTTGGGGAAGGGCACTTCCGGTTCCGAGTCGTAGGCCATGGCAACGCAGCAAGAGATAGCAGATCACCTGGATATCACTGACAGACAGGTCAGGTCTCTGCTTGAAAGCGGCATTCTGTCTGGCTCCAGAGGTCGAGGCGGCCTGGATTACGATGAATGCCGGATTGCTTACATCCGTTATTTGCGTAACCGCGCTGACGGAAGGGTGAAAGCGGAAGTCCCTGCCGATGAGGAAGGGGATTCTTCCGGATCATTCTCGCTGGAACGTGAATACGCCAAAGAGCGCCTCAGACTGACATCAGCGCAGGCCGATGCCCAGGAGCTCAAGAACGAGGTGGCCCGCAGACGTAGCATACCGGTCGAGTTCGCGACCTTTGCTCTGTCCAGACTGGCGTCGGAAATCGCATCGATTCTGGACACGCTACCGCTGACCCTTAAACGCAAACACCCAGATCTTGAGGTCCGCCACCTGGACAGCATCCAGCGTGAACTGGCGCGAGCACGTAACCGCGCAGCAGGCCTTGATGAGCTGTTGCCTGGGTTTATTGATGAATATCTCGCTGACGCAACTGACTGAGTTTCAGGGGTCGATCAAGAAGGGACTGCAGACACTTGCCAAGCCGGCACCGCAAACCCCTGTCGAATACGCTAACGAAAATTTCTATCTATCGTCGGAGTCCTCCTATCAGGAAGGGCGCTGGGAAACTCTGCCGTTTCAGGTAGCCATCCTGAACATCATGGGGAATGACGAAGTAAGAACGCTTAACCTGCAAAAGAGCGCTCGCGTCGGTTACACCCAGATGCTCAAGGCCACAATGTCTTACCAGGTTGAGCACAAGCGTCGCCATCTGCTGATATTCCTGCCTACCGATGGGGCTGCTGAAGGCTTCATGAAGTCTCAGATCGAGCCCACTATCCGAGATGTGGCGCCATTAAAGGCCCTGGCGCCTTGGTATGGAATCAAGCATCGAAATAACACCCTCGAATATAAGCTGTTCACCAACAACAAACAGATCTGGTGCCTGGGTGGCGCCTCTGCAAAGAACTACCGGGAAAAGTCGGTCGACACTGTCGTCTATGACGAATTGGACGGCTTTGAGCCTGATGTTGAAAAGGAAGGCTCGCCAACATCGCTGGGTGACAAGCGTAATGAGGGTTCGACATTTCCCAAGAGCATCAGGGGATCGACACCCAAGATCCGCGGTACCAGCCAGATTGAGTCCAGTGTTGAGGAGTCGCCGCACTACTTCCGGTTTCATGTCCCTTGTCCCTGTTGCGGCAAGGAGCAATACCTCAAATGGGGTGGAAAGGACTGCGACTATGGCATCAAGTGGGATCCGGAAGCACCTCTGGATGCGTGGTATGTCTGTGAGCATACGGGATGCGTCGTACGTCACCACGAGATGCAGGCAGCCCAGGACAGGGGTCGCTGGATCTGCGAGCTGACAGGCATCTGGACGCGAGACGGGCTGGACTTCTTTGATGAGGATGATCACCCCAATCCAACGCCTGAAAGTGTGAGCATGCATATATGGGCAGCTTATAGCCCGCTCACTACCTGGGGGCGGATGGTTCTCGACTTCCTCAAGTCGTACAAGGACCCGATCAAGCTCAAGACCTTCGTCAACACGACCCTTGGGGAGACCTGGGAAGAGGAGCAGGGCGAGCAGCTCGACTGGGAAATCCTGTATGGCCGGCGAGAGGTTTACCAGGAGGTTCCTGCACCGGGTCTTGTTCTCATGGGCTCGATCGATACCCAGGATGACCGCTATGAGGGCCGGGTCTGGGCTTTTGGCGCTGGAGAAGAGTCCTGGCTTGTCGACAAGTGGGTGTTGATGGGAGATCCGGCCAGCGTAGAGCTCAGGCGCAAGGTTGGGATGAGGATTCATCAGCTCTATACGCGCGTGGACGCTCACAAGATGCGTGTCGAACGTTGGTGCTGGGACTCAGGCGGTCACTACACCGATGAGGTTTACGAAGAGTGCCGGCGTCACGGCGATACATGGGTGATCCCGGTCAAGGGTGCGAACAAGTCTGGCAAGCCCATTGCCAACTGGCCCAAGGCACGCAATGCCAAGAAGGTCTACCTCGTCGAGGTTGGTACCGAAAACGCCAAAGAACTCTTTTACAGCCGGCTAAAGATACAGCCCTCGCAGCCCTGGAAGCCAACGCCAGGGTGCGTTCACTTGCCGGCCAATGACGATATCTGTGGCGAGGATGAGCTCAAGCAGCTCACAGCGGAAAAGAAGGTCCTGCGCATCTCACGGGGAAAGCGAATTTACGTCTGGGAAGCAGGCGGCCGCCGAAACGAAGGCCTGGACTGCGCCGTATATGCCCTGGCAGCGCTGCGCATCAGCCAGCAACGCTTTGGTCTTGATCTTGAACTGCTAATGGGTGCCAAGCGCCCAGTAGCGCAACGCGGAACTCGAAGCCGGGTAAGGTGATATGCATACAAACACAGTAGAAACGCGGCTTTCCGAGGTCCGCAAAGCGATAGACAAGATCGTCAAAGGCGGCCAGATCGTACGTTACGGCGAGCGCCAGGTAACCCGTGCTGACCTAAAGCTCCTCCGTGAGCTGGAGGCGCAATACGCAGCTGAGGCGGAAAACAACGCCAAACCCCCTCGCGGCCGTAACCGCATCGGTTACTTCAGGATCTGACTATGGCTTGGTTTAACAGGAGCACGCCTGAAGAGCGCATGGTCAAGGCCGTTACCAAAGCTGCAGGCGATCTTGTAGGCGCGCAACCTCGAGCACAAGGCGGTGGAGGCGGTAGCGAGACGCGCTGGCGCGGTGCCTCTCGCGTACTGCGCTCGATGGCCAGCTGGTTACCTTTTTTGGGTAGCCCTAACCGCGATCTCTCTACGCCTGAACGCAAGACCCTGGTGGCTCGCTCACGCGATGCAATGCGCAATCATCTCATCGCACGTGGCGCCATAGTCCGGACCCGCACCAACGTAGTCGGTACCGGGCTAATCTGCCGGCCGCAGGTGGATGCCGATGCGCTTGGCCTGACCGAAAATGAAGCCGAGGCCTTCAATCAACTGATTGAGCGCGAGTGGACGTTATGGGCTGATGATCCTCGCGAATGTGATGCTGAAGCGACCCTCAACCATTACCAGCTGCAGGCGTTAGCGCTGGTCTCTGCTATGACAGGCGGCGACTGCTTTGCAACTACGCCCTGGATAGAGCGGCCGGGTACGGTCTACAACACCCGCTTGCAGCTCATTGAAACCGACCGGGTGACCAATCCCAATCAGCGGCCTGATACAGATACCCTTGTTGAGGGGGTTGAGTTTGACGAGTATGGAGCGCCGGTAGCCTTCCACATCTGCAATGGCTACCCAAACGACAAGACACTGGTAAAACCGCTCAAGTGGGAGCGAGTAGAGGTCTTTGGCCGTGAAACCGGTCGGCGCCGAGTGCTTCAGGTTTGGTGCGACAAGGAGCGTCCAGGCCTCAAGCGTGGAGCACCTTATCTGGCACCCATTCTTGAACCACTGCAGAAGCTCGAGCGCTATGCCAGCGCTGAACTGATGGCTGCTGTAATCAGTGCCATGTTCACCGTTTTTTTGAAGAAGACAGATGACTTCAACCAGGGCAATGCACTGGTACCGGCTTTCGGTAACGAAGCTGAATATGACTCACCTGAGTTAGCCCCAGTAGAGCTCGGTGAGGGCGCTGTGGTGGATCTGGCCGTGGGCGAAGAGCCTGTCATTGCCAACCCGGCAAGACCAAACGCGCAATTCGATCCTTTCTTTACCGCGATTGTGAAAGAGATTGGCGCCGCGCTTGAGCTTCCTGCGGACGAGCTCATGCTGCACTACAGCTCAAGCTACAGCGCCGCTCGAGCAGCCATGCTGCAGGCCTGGCGCTTTTACTCCATGCGCCGTTGGTGGCTGGTGTGTGACTTCTGCCAGCCCAGCTATGAACTGTTTTTCGATGAGGCAGTGGCCAGTGGCCGTATCAAGGCTCCTGGCTACTCAGATCCCGGCAAGCGTCGCGCATACACCCGCGCTATCTGGATTGGGCCAGCTCGTGGCGCTATTGATGAGCTCAAAGAGGCAAACGCAGCCGGCAAGCGCATCGAAATTGGTATTTCCAACGAGACCATGGAGGCGGCAGCCATGTCCGGCGAGAGCCGTCAGCAGATCTACCGACAGCGCAAGCGTGAGATCGATGAGCGCCGCCGCGACGGGACGTTGGTCATGTCGCCTACGACCCAGGATCTGCCGGTTGAAGAGCCGGCTCCTAAAAATGAGGAATAGCCATGCATAGCGCATTTGAGCTGGCCACGGCACAGCCCTGGCTCATGCTTCCCAACGCGCTTGAGAATCTTCTGGCGATAGCTGAGCGCAAGCTGGATCCGGACGCTCTCGAGACCCGCCTGGGCAAGTCACTGGATAACACCCGCACGGTCACCATGCGCGATGGCGTAGCCATCATTCCCGTGACTGGACCAATCTTCCGCTACGCAAATCTTTTCACCAGGATCTCTGGAGCTACAAGCACGCAAGTGCTGGCCACCGACATCCAGACTGCACTCGATGATCCAAAGGTGAAGAGCATCGTGCTCAACATCGACAGCCCTGGTGGAGAGGCGAATGGTATCAACGAGCTTGCTGATCTTGTGTATGCCGCTCGCGCACAGAAGAAGATCGTGGCGTACGTAGGCGGTACTGGCGCTAGCGCCGCCTACTGGATCGCCAGCGCTGCCTCGGAAATTGTCGTCGATGCAACTGCCGTATTGGGCAGTATCGGGGTTGTCCTGGAGGTTGTTACCCGAAAAGCTGCTGAAGGCGAGAAACGCTACGTCATCACCAGCAGCAACGCTCCCAATAAGCGGCCTGACATAGAAACCGAGGAAGGTCGGGCGCTTGTTGGCAAGACGATTGATGCGCTGGGTGAAGTATTTACGGCCAGGGTTGCACGTAACCTTGGCGTCAAAAAAGAAGATGTGCCGGCTATGGGTGACCATGGCGGGCTCCTGATTGGTGCCCAGGCTGTAGAAAGCGGCCTGGCCCATCGCGTCGACTCGCTCGAGTCGGTAATCCGAAAGCTGGCGGTGTCAGCCCCAACACAACCGAGGAAACTCATCGTGACCACTGTAAAAACTACAGCGGAACTGCAGGCTGCACTTGCGGCCGGTACCGATCCGCAAACCATCACAATTGCAGCAGAGCGAGTTGATGTTGAAGCCATCAAGGCAAATGCGCATCTGGAAGGCCGTAAGGAAGGCCTGGAAGCTGGCGCTGCTGCTGAGCGTGAGCGAATTGCAGGAATCCAGGCGCTTGCCCAACCAGGCTTTGATGCCGAGATCAAAACTGCAATCACTGAAGGCTTGAGTGTAGAGGCTGCAGGCCTTGCTCTTTACAAGGCAGCTCAGGATCGCGGTGTAACTCTGGCTGGCATTAAAAATGATGCCACACGTGCAGGCGCTGCTGCGCCCAAGGGTGAGCGTAGCGAGAAACGCACTATCAATACACAGTCCATCTGGGCAGGCCGTAAAGGAGTAAAAGCATAATGGTTAGTCGAATCATTACCGAAGGCGGGCGTATGGGTGCGTTCCTCTTGAGTGAGGCCGCTGGTGAACGCTCTCGTGAGCACATCATGATTCCTAAGAGCACTACCAGCTATGTTGCAGGCCAGATCATGTCCAAGAATGCTGCAGGTATGTATGTGGCGTTTCAGGCACCGGCTGCAGGCGCAAGCGTGGAGGTGGCCATTCTCTGGGAGGATCGTCCAGCGGATCCAGATGCTGATAGGCGAGGCGCAGCTATTGTTCGCGATGCGGAAGTGGCAGCCGATCTCCTGACTGGTCTGACTGACGCCTCTCGCGCAGCCTTGATTGCCCAAAAGATCATCCTTCGACCCGCTAAATAATCCATACCTGACTTTGAATCTCGAACCGCCAGCAGGCGGTTTTTTCGTTTCTGGAGAGCGAAATGCCCAGCTTAGATATTTTTAATGATGACGCCTTTAGCGTCACTGGTCTTACAGCGGCCATCAACCAGCCCATTGAGGGTCAGGCCACCTCGACACGCCTTGACTCCCTGTTTGAAGAGGAAGGCATCACTACCACTGCAGTCTTTATCGAGCGTGAAGCTGACCAGTTGTACCTGGTTCCGGCCGCAGAGCGAGGAGGTCCAGCGGATCCGACTATTGCAGACAAGCGCGACATGATTCCTTTTTCGACCATTCACCTGCCTACCCGCGGCACGATCATGGCCGATGAGGTACAGGGCATCCGCGCCTTTGGTAGCGAGTCGGAGTTGGAAAGCGTTGAAAACATGGTCAACAAGCGTTTGCTCAAGATGCGCAAGCGTCTTGATGCGACCATTCGCTATCACAGAGTAGGAGCGGTAACGGGCAAGGTCTATGACGCGGACGGACAGCGTGTTCTGTTGGACGTGTATGACCGTTTCCAAGTGCAGCAGATCACTGTTGCTATGGGCTTGGGTACCGCCACAACCAAAGTGCTGGCCAAGGTATCGGACGCCAAGCGACGCGCCGAGGACGTGTTGGGTGGAAGTGGCCTGGTTACCGGTTGGTTAGCTATTTGCGGCCGTAGTTTCTTTGACGACTTCGCGAGTCATGGCGCGGTTGCACAGGCCTTTGATCGCTTCCAGGAAGGTATCTTCCTGCGTACTGACCCCCGTGCCGCCGGCTTTCTTTACGGCGGTGTGTACTGGGAAGAGTTCTACGGCAAGGTAGGCCCTGTCGAGTTTATCGATACCAATGTTGCCTACCTGGTGCCGATTGTGGATGGCCTATTTATCACCCGCTTTGCTCCTGCGAACTATATGGAGACGGTGAACACTCTTGGCCTGCCGTACTACTCAAGCCAGGAGATGCTGCGCCATAACAAAGGTGTTGACCTGGAGGCTCAGAGCAACCCGCTGAACCTCTGCACCATGCCTCGCGCCATCATCAAGCTTACGAAGTAAGCCAGATGAGCAGTGATTTCGAGGATGCCTTTGAGGACGCCGATGAAGGGCTTTTCGATGAATTTGGCGAAGACGCTGTATTCATCGGAGACCAGGGCGAACCCCAGCGCAATGTGACCGTTGTTCTCATGCGAAACATCAGCGCCGCTGGCGCGGATGGCATGGTTGTGGTCATTGAGCTCGCTGCAGACTTGCGGATCAAGGAAGTACCTAAGGCCTACCGAGGATGCACGCTGCGGTTTGGGGATCGTCTGTATCGCCTTGATGACCACCTGGGCTCGGACGGCCTGGTCAATCGCTTCTCGCTGCTGAGGGTTTGACATGAATCCACTGACGGAGGCCCGGCGAGCCTTTGTATCTCACCTTGAAACCATCCTTCCGGAGAACGGCTACGAAACATCAGCCGGTACCAACGTCCGGACTGGATGGCTCAATGAGGTGATTCAGGATGACCAGGTGGGGTATCCGCTAATCGTTGTCCAGCCTACCAGGCCGCAGGTACCACTTCAGGGCGCGGAGGCCATTAAGGTCTTTCGGGCCTTTAACGTGGTAGGAGCGGTCTCGACTCAGCTGGATGATTATCAGGATGCGCTCGATCAGATTGAGCTGGACCTGCTCAAAGCCTTGTTGCCTTCACAAGGAATGCCCGTCTCATGGGCGCCTAGGCTTGTCTCGAACTTCACTCTCGGTGCGCCAGAGCCCTATCCACCGGGTAATGGTGCCAATGTCGCAACCGTTTTGATCCCTGTTCAACTTCATATCGTCATTAACGGAGTATATCCAGATGACCGCTAAATCACGCGCGGCCGATGCGGCCGACCTGGTCCAGGTGACCTTGAAAAATCCGCATAAGCATGCCGGTGTTCAATACCAGGCCGGAGACAAGATCAAGGTCACCGAGGCCGAAAAAGAATGGCTGACTAAGTTCGGCGTGATTGGCGCGAAGGCCAACGCCCCTGAGCCAGATACCTCAACTGAGATGGGAGCACAGAGCAATGGCTGATCTTCGTGGCGCCTTTCTGGGTGTAGGCAAACAGTACCTAGAGGATCTGGATAACCCTCGTGGCCTGATTTTCATCGGCAATTGTAGAAGCTTGAGTTATGAGGCGGCAACAGATGATATCGAGGAGCGTGACTACACCACGCCAGGCGGTGGTCTGGATAACTCCGTGCAGCGCATCAGCTCACTCACGCTGAACTATGAGGCCAGACACTACAAAGCGGCCAACATGGCTCGTGCCCTTTATGGATCGGCAACTGACGTGCCGGCAGGTACGGTTACCGGTGAAGCCCATCGAGCGTTTCCTGGCTCCTTGATCATGCTTGCGAACCCTGGCGTTACTAACCTGGTGCTTACCCCAGCAGCAGGCGGTGCTCCTTTGATCCTGGACACCGACTACACACTGGATCCTGCAGGCTTCCCCTTCATCGAGGAAATCGAGGATGGAACCGTGCCGGCAGAAGGGCTTGATGTCGTGGCCAGCTACAGCTATGCCCTGCATGCCACTGTTCAGGCGCTGGTCAACTCCGGCAAACGCTATCGCCATGTGTTCGTAGGCCTGAACGAAGCACGGTCAGGTAAGCCGGTAGTAATCGAGGTCTTCCGAGTGAATCACTCGCCAGCCACGCTTAACTTCATTGGTGATGACTTCCAGGGTATGGAGTTTACCGCGAAGGTTGAGAAGGACCCGACCCGCAAGGGTACTGGGCTCTCTCAATACATGGTTATCAAGGATGTCGCCTAACCGCTGACACTTGATCCTATCAGCCCCGCATGGCTCAGGCCTGCGGGGTTTTTTATTGGCTGGAGATCCTATGGTCGAGGCATCAACCCGTACTGTTTTAACGCTCGATGGCAAAGACATCATTGTTCGCGAGCTAACCGTTAAAGAGATCCGGGAAAGTGTTGCAAGAGAGGACTATGACCTCCTGAGCGTCAGGCTTTTCGATGATCTGCGTATTAGTGATATAGCTGCTTTCACCAGCCTGAGCGCCGCTGAAATAGAAGACATGACGCCCAGTCAGCTTGAGAAAGTACGCGGCAAGATTAAAGAAATGAATACCCATTTTTTCGCGATGCTGGCTCGTCTGGCGAAACCAGAGAGCACGCCTTGAGCCAGCTGGAAAAAACCATCTGCACTCTGATCCGGATCGGTCATCACCAGGTCCTGGACTACCCCTGGCGTTTATTCCTGCAAGCATTAAAGGCCTGACGCTTCTATGAGCGATTTAGAGTTCAAACTGCGCGCTGATGTGGAGTCAGCCAAGAGCGGCGTGGCTGGCTTTCGCAAAGAGTATGTCGAGCTGGTCAAGACCGTGGAGAAACCGCTGCGTCAGGTGGGTACGCTCGTTGAGCTTCAGACTCAGGCCAAGGGTACGGCTGCCGAGTTTTTTGCAGCCAAGCGCAAAGTGGATGACCTGCAAAAGGCCATGTCTGCCAGTACCCAGCCAGCTCGTGCATTACAGCGAGAACTCGCAGCCGCTGAGCGCACAATGGAGTCATCAAAGCGCAGGCTGGATCAGCAAACGGCCGCGCTGAAGGCGCAACGACAGGAGCTTCAGGCTGCAGGCGTAGACACTCGTAACCTGGCAGCAGAACAAGCGCGCCTTCAGCGGGAGCTCGCTGCAAGTACGGCCAGAGGCGGGCAGGATAGCCAAATTCAGAACGCCTTAAAGGGTCTGGGAGTTGCTCAGGCACGCGAGGCACGGGCTGAGATCGCTCAGCTGCAGCGCCAATATGAGCTGCTCAGACGCTCCGGATCAGCAACAGCCAACGAGCTGGCGCTGGCACAGAACACCCTAAAGCAGCGCATTGCGGAGACAGAGCGTCAAACGCAGAGCTTGACCCGCGCTAATGGCGACTGGACGCGCAGCCTCTCATTGGTCAAGGCTGAAATCCTCGCCGGTGCTGCGTCGTTCGGTACATTAACCGTCGCAGCCTCCAGAGGTTTCGATAAGTTTGCAGCCTTTAGCCAGCAAATGGCTGGTGTGCAGACCATTACAAACCTGACCGGCGATCAGCTGGATCAGATGGGCCAGCAGGTTCGCCAGTTGAGCCTGAGCATGGGTACGGATGCGGTTAACAGTGCTTCTGCTCTGCTCGATATTTTGGGCTCTGGCGTTTCGGATCAGAACGCCATGTCGGTGCTGACGCTGGCTACCAAAGCCGCCATCGCAGGGATGACGGAGACCAAGACGGCTGCCTCAACGGGCGTGACGGTTATCAATGCGTACGGGGAGAGTGTTGATAAGCTGGGCCTACGATATGACCAGCTTTTCCTCGCTATTCAGGACGGTGTGACGACCTTTCCTGAGCTGGCCGATGGCCTTGGGCAAATCCTACCTATTGCAGCTGCAGCGGGCGTCAAGTTTGATGAGGTGGCTGCAGCCATTGCCCGGATGACGGTGCAGGGCATCCGCACACCGATAGCGACCAACGCCTTGCGAGGAGCGATCACGGCACTGGCCGCGCCGGCACCAGAGGCCAAAAAGGCCATGCAGGCGCTGGGCATTGAATGGAAGGGGCTAACTAATACGCTGCAGCAGATTGCCAATGCCAAGCTTGGCTACGCAGCGCTTCAGTCCATCATTCCTGACGTTGAAGCGCGTACAGCTGTTGCTGCCCTGACCAAGGATATCGGGGGCTTGCAGGCTGAAGTAGGCAAGATGGCCAATGCGGCCGGCGCAACTGAACGCGCCTACAACATCATGAAAGATACGCCTCAGCATCAGATGGAGGCGTTCAAGGCCGCCGTGGGTGAGCTGCAGCTCGCCTTAGGTCAGGCAGTGGCGGCAGGGCTCCCGATTATCAACATGCTGACCGATATGCTGAATGCGTTTAATCAGCTGCCTCAGCCCGTTCGTGCAACCATCACTGGCATCGTGGCACTGGGAGCCAGCGCAGCCGCAGCTGCTCTGCTGATTCGAGCCCTAAGAGCACCCTTTGCCATGTTCCTCTCGCAGCTGGTGGCCACTCCTGCCGCAGCTGCAGCCGCGGGTACTTCTTTAGATGTACTAACTGGCAAGGCGGGCAAATTAAGCACAGCGTTTGGTGCGCTGTCCAAAGTGGGCAACCTAACCAGGCTAGGTGGGTATGGAATCATCGCGGGCCAACTGGCCGAACTCTATGACCTATACCAGCAGAATCAGGAGCTTGTTCAGTCCCAAGAGGATTACCGTAAGAGCCTGGCAGCAACCGTCCAGGCTAACGAGCCCTACCGTAATACCCTAATCCTGACAGCCCAGGAACAGCAGGCGCTAACAGTTACAGAGAAAGCGGCCTATGCCGAGCGGCTCAAGGCTGCTCAGACGTATTACTCCAAGCTTTCAGAACAGATCAGCCGCAACGACTTTGAGAAGAACGGTCCGACTGCAGCCGTATCTCCTGAAGCGCTTGCCGCTGCAAAACAGGCCAGCGCGTATCGGAAAGCAAGTGATGCCATTGCTCAAGCGCTCTCGGACAGGCAGGCGAAGGAAACCGCCTTTAATACCTCCCTCAAGACAATTAAGAGCAACGAGTTACGGACCGTTCAGGCTAATCTGGCCGCGCAGCTCACTGCCTACGAGAAAGCCAATGCTGCTCTGAAGAAATCGCAGGACCGTAGAAAGGATATCGCCAAGGACTTTGCCTCTCTGGTCACAGACATGCAGAGCGGCGGTGCAGGCAGCACCATCAATGATGTTTCCAGCGCCAAGGTGGCTGCGCGTAATGCGCTCCAGGCTGGGGACACAGCAGGAGCAATTCGCGAGGCAGAACGAGCAGCCAAAATCCTCCAGGACCTTAAACAAGCGGGAGAGAATACCTATGGCTTTTCCGGTATCGCCAAAGAGCTGCAGCAGATCGCCAACTCAGCGGCGCAATTGGACGAAGCCAATGCCCAAAAAGGCGTGGATGCTGCCAAGAAACAGGTCGATGACCTTGTGGCATATGCTTCGGCGCTGCAGAGGATCCAGATCGGATATGAGCCCAACGAGACATCCGAGCAACAGACTACGGCAAGGCTCCAGGCGTTGGCGCAGGCCTATGCCAAGTACATGACGATACCGGTCACGCTGACTGCTCCCGATAGCAACCTGGATGAGGCAGCAAACCTTATTAAATCAGGCGGGGCCTCGACAGCTAATCCTTCCTCATCAAGTACGCCTAAGTTTGCAGGGGGCGGCAAGGTCCAGGGACCGGGCACCACAACCTCAGACAGCATCATTGCCCGTCTTTCGAACAAGGAATGGATCATCAATGCTCAGGCTTCTGAGTATTGGGGTGATGACTTTCTGCGGGCGATTAATGCGCGCCGTTTTCCCAAGTTTGCAACGGGGGGGCCGGTGGGATCGGGACCAGTACCTAACATCCCGCCATTGGCGCCTTCGCTTATGCAACCCGCACAAGATAAGTATCTCGGAACGATGGATATGAGCTTTCCGGGTGGGGACTCGCTGACGGTGTCAGTACCAGCCAGTCAGGGAGATCAGCTGAGGCGGCTGCGTAAGAAGTTCGGGCGCACCCATTCTTAGGAAAGGAAATCGATGTCAAAACCTCAAGTCATGCTCGAAGATCTGCCGATTGTCATGCAGGCCGGGACGGTTACGCAACGCTATGTACGGGGCGCAGAGGGCCGCTCGTTAATCCGACTAAGCAAAGGCGCATTGGTGAGTATGCGGCACTGGTCAAAGACCACCATTACGCTGAGCGGTACAGGATGGATGGGGCCAGGTTTTGATGGGTTGGATTTTGATCTTCCACTTGAGCTCCGGTGTACCAAGCCGATAGCCATAACCAGCCGGCAAACTACCGTTTCCCTGCTATCAGTACCCAGGCCTGATGTCGCTCCATGGGCGGAAGCCTACGTTGACGGAGTGTGGTTGCCAGCAGAGGTCGCTGTTCAGGATCTAGTGGCAACTGTTGACGCGGTATCTGGAGCCGATCTCTATCGCGTCCTGTGGATGCCTGTCTTTACGGTATACACCGACGCGCCTGACGAATCCATGGACCCAAGTAACGCGACGTTTAACTGGACCATGACGGCACAAGAAATATGATTAATGGATTTGCGCTAAACAGCCAGCCTCTCAATGGTACAGACCAGAGCGGATCCAGTATTCCTCCGGAGAGTCCTGAGCAGCCCACGCCGCCTACACCTATCGAGCCGGGTAACTCTTTTGTCTGGACAGTGGCAGTCAGGATTAATGGGGAAGATGTCACGAGCCGGCTAACGGGACAGATCACTATCGATCGCGAAGAAGGTGCGGCAGGGCTCGCCACGTTTTCCATACAGCTCAGCTCTGGCCCTGTCGTTCCCACTGACTGGATTGGGCGTAATGTTGAGATCGACTTCCTGTTCTGGCGTGGCGATGAGACTCGCAGCGCTAGGCGCTACACAGGGCAGATATCAGACCCAACCTTTGATCCGTTCACTCGGGTGATTTCGTTTGAATGTACGGACAGCCTACAAAAACGGGTTGAGGCTATGAGCATTGCAGATATAGATGCTCTGGTAGGAGGGTTATGGTCTTCGGATGTATTTGAAGTTACCGAAGGAAGATCCCACTGGGATTACGCCAGTGAGCGTTTGAGCACACGTCCCGTGAGCCTTGATGCTTCACCATATGGAGAGCTGCGGGTCACTGAATGGGCAGCTGCAGCCCCAGCATTTATTTTTGGGGCTGGCTCAACAATATACGGTTCCACATCAGTCGAGCTCGCTCAGCTAGATAATCTGACGAATGTCGTTGTTATCGAAGGTGGCTATCGATTCCCTCGACTTTGGCAAGAAAACAACACCTATTCATGGACTAGCCCGCAAATGGGTGGGCATACCATGATTGGTCCTGGGTTTTGTGAGTGGCGCACGAACTCTACCGAACTGCCTACCAAAGCGATGGTATCTGAAGCACTTACTGGTTCTGGTCAAACGTTGATTGGGGCGGATTGGTTACCTCTTCCTGATAGTCACCCTGACCCATGCGACACAGGTGCACCCTGGATAAATACGTTCTATCCAGAACTGTTACTAGGCTTCACGGTTAATGCAGCCCGTCGCTGGACGCAGCAAGTTACTGAGCAGTACAGCATCCGTATCGAGGCAACGGCAAGCGTTGCGCAGGCGGGCGAGCAGATCACTCGCGAACGCCTAGCACTGCAAATAGAAAACGACCAGGCCGAGGCATGGGAGAGTGACCCTATCACCGAAGCAAAACCTGGCGGCGCGCATGATCTTGTAGATGAAGTGCGACGAGAAGCGGCTATTAATGTGCTGATGAATAAAGCCCGCACCACCATTCTGGGAGCGCATAGAGATACGAAGGTACGGATTGAAGTGCCAGCACCGATGGTTGTTGATGTCGATCTCATCCATACGCTGCGCGTTGATGACGCCGGTATTAAGGCTGTTGGCAAATGTAGTCATATTGAAGATACGTTTGATATGACCTCAGGAGAGGCCGTTACCCAGATCACACTGTCCGTTCAAAGGGGCGGCGATTCTATAGCGGTAAATGATCCGCTGGTAATGCCGCCGCTCACGCCGTTGGTAGACCCGCCGACAGGCAACACCTATGCCGGCCTATCTACTCAACTTTCCGGTAGATCCTCAGATCCGCCATTTGATGAAGACCTGGACGGCTTTTCCGGAAGTTTTGACAGTTACGACCCCGGAACGCCCGAGCGATACCCAAGACGCGTCAAGGTGACCGCTCCAGAGATCGACGAAGCCAGGCGAAACGAGCACGTAAACGAAGTGCCTGCTCTTATCAGAATCTCCATTCCTAATGATACGTTGGAGCTGTAATCCATGAGCGAAGCAGACCGCCGCGCCATTGGCGCAGCTAATGAGGCCGCACGCCGCGCTATAGGCACTAACAATGAAGCTGCCCGCCGCGCTATTGGGACAAACAACGAAGCCGAACGGCGCGCCATTGGAGCCAGAATAATTGCCGAGCGTACCGGCAGTACTGTTGAAGATCTCAACCGTCTGGTCAATCCAGCTACTAATCAGGGCAAACAATTACCAGCTATCGAAAAGCGCGGTGCGATGGCCCCTCTGTCCGGCGTAGGTACTTATAAACCACCGGCAAAAACTGCGACTGCAGGCATAGCTAGCCCGTTAACTGAAAAAACGAAGGTAGGGGAAGGAACGGACGAGTACGGAACGATTAAGAAAAAGAACATTCCAGACCGGGAGTGGTATCCAAATGGCTATCTGTCCAGTGATGGGCTGTTCGTATTGCCTGCAATCAAGACCTTGAATCTGACTGACGCTAATGGTGCAGAAGTTGTGATCAAGCTTGCTGATCCAGTGGGCACGGCGGTCGTGGAATGAACCCGATTCCACCTTGGGGCTGCCCATGGCATGGACTCGTTACCGATTACAAGCTGACCACCGCCAGTGGCAAGGTGATGGATTATCCCGGAAGGGTGAACCCTGGCGAGGTCTGGCGGTGTGGGTCAAACTCACTGATAGCGCACCCCAACGCCCCCAAGGATGAGCGCACCGCCGAACAAAAGGCGACGGACGAAAAGGCCGGGCGTGAGTGGAAAAATACCGCCATTTTGGCGGGCGTGGGCATTCTTCACGGCAGGAACCTAGGTGATGGAAACTGGCTATATATTGACCCTAAGGGTCACACCTGGCTGGTGCGTACCGGTTTCGAAGGGGCCGTGGCCCTTCCAATAAAAAACGTTGAAGTGATCCTGACGCGCTTTGGTGTGTTATCGGGAAAGCCCAAAAGCTACAGCTACACCGTAGCGCTGCCCGATAACATGTTGGGGCAAAGCACCCCAGCGGTGACCGATCCAAATGGCTTTGAGTCGCTTGGTTCGCTGATCTTCCGGCGCTTTGATACCAACAAAACCGGAAGCCGCTCTATTTTCAACATTGGCGTTTACAGGCTCGTTACCCCGCGTTTTGGTGATTCGTATGTACCAGCCGATAACGCTGCGTTTGGTGATTGTCCGTTGGGCTGGCTTGAAATCACCATAAGCGGTGAGGGAGCCGAAGCAAAAATAGGCGTAACCATTCTGAGAAGCCGGGCGCAGACCTTAGGCAGTTTGACCGACAGCGGGTCAACGCCTGAACCGGTGCAAATAGCGTTCAAGCATGACACCCAGACGGTAGACACCCGCGCACCTTTTCCGACCTGTACCGGAAGGATGACCCAGACCACAACTGCAAATTTTCTAGTCGGTGAGATTCCGGCCGCAGGGTCTGAGGATTTCACCGCCTTGGGTGGCGCGTTTATCTACACCGGGACACTACGCAAAAGCATTACAGGGCGGGTGATCGGCATGTATTACAACGAGGATGACACAGCTTCAGTCGTCACCGTCAATTTGACCTATACCGCCGAAGTAGACGCCCCTACACCATCGGCCTCAATTAATAGCAGGCATGTTGTAATCACCGAAAACCAGGGGGCCGCTGGTGATCGATGCAACGTTGTGGTGACTGTGCCCAGTTATTCTGAGGTAGCGCTCAAACGTGAGGCCAAATCAAAGGAGACCATGCGCCTTGAGCTGATGAGAGACGGGGAGGTCATAGACAGTCATGAGGAAGTTGTCACCCAGTCCGTAACCGTTGAACACACGTTCAAAGGCACAAAAGGACGGTTTCAAATTGATGAGGCCCTGACCGTCTACAGCAGCAAAAATACGTACACAAACGGCGGAACCTATAGCAGCGAGTCGAAGCCCACAAACGTGACAGGAACGCTGTTTTGGGAATTCGACGTGCTAAGGGCAGGGGCCGTTAGAGTTGACGGCATGCGGGTTTTGATCCCTGCCATATCCGCTAGCGAATGGCCGTTTAGCCCTAACCCTGGAAAGCTGGAAGTTGCGCCCCGGCGTTTTAGTAATCGCCTTTATGGCCTCTTTGTTCGCAAGGGCAGTACGGTTGAATTTACGGTCAATGGCGTACCCACCGGCACCCCACCGATACCACCGCTCAGGAATGAGGGCGTTGCCGCAGACGTCTATTCCACCATCTACGGTTCATGGAACCCGCAAACCAAACAAGCATTAATCAGCACTGATCCTGTTTATTGGGTCTGAGGTTAATCAATGGATTTTGTAAACAACTGGCTGCGCACCATTACGCTCAGCGCAGACGCGACAGAGTGCCCGTTAGATTTACCGGATGGGAAATACCTGTTGACGCTATCTGACGGCATAGGCGCAACCGCCAAACGCTGGGAGATCGTCAGCGCATCCGTCTATAGCGGCACCGGCTATTTATCACGGGGCATGGAAGGAACAACCGCCCAGAACTGGCCCGCTGGAAGCCAGGTTTATTGCAGCCTCACAGCAGGAACGTTGGGCGAGCTTTACAACGCTCTACGCGATACCAACGCCCGCGTAACCCGCACACAAGGCATGGTTGCAACGCTTGAGCAGGCGCGAACGGGGGGCATCCTAGTGGTTTCTGAACTATCGCGATATCAGTCAGACGTGTTCGGCTATGCCATGGAGGGGGCCACGTCATCCGGGGGGCAAGGCTATATTGCCCCGGCTGGCGCTAGCGTGATTCCGGGCGCAGCGCCAGCCCAGGGACAAGACGGCGAATTGTTATACCTGCTTTGGTACGAGTCCGGGGCGCTCAGAATCAGATTCAGGGGCACCTATCAAAGCCTAGATGCCTTCCCTTTTCAACACATCACAATTGATGGCCAGACGTTCAACGTAACGGATGGCTATTACATCGGTTTACCCGGCGGGCCTGAAAGCGGCGTGGAAATACCGGCACCTACGAACCCGCTGACCCCTGACATTCATAGCGTCAGCTTCACGCGCTGACGCTTACAGCACCCCACCCTCTATAACGTTAAGGCGGCCATTTTATGCAGCCCGCACAGATACCCCTACGCCTAATTCCAGGTGTTACCTCTAATCAGTCCATGCTCCTGATGCAGGAACGGTGGATCTACAAACCTATTACATCCATCCAAGCAGAAGCGCCGATCAGGCTCACCGTGCCAGATCATGGCCTCACCTATGACTGGCCTGTCTGGATCCACGATGTCCGAAACCTTCCAGCGCTAAATCGTCAGGCAGGCAAGACCTGGCCGCACATAGCACGTCTCATTGATGAGAACACACTTGAGATAAGCGACTTCGACGCGGCAGGCACGAAGCCTCTCGGCGGGCGCCTTGTATATCACCCACCGATCGATCTCACGAGCGTTGTGGCCACGCTCACCATCACCGGGTGCGAAGAGGATGACGAGCCCTTTGTCCTGAACACCATTACCGGAGGCCTGGTGATCGAGGGACCTGGTCGTATCCGTCGAATCATCGAAGCCGATGCTGTTATTCCAGAGCATGGCCACTACGAGATGACGCTGCGCTTTCCTGCTGGCGCTGTTTACCGCATAGCCGAGGGACCCATGACTACCGACACAACTGATAACCAGGACCCAGGACCGATGGTGATTGCCTTTGCTGTGCAAGGACCACCAGGTGGAGGCGGAGCTGCAGTAAGCACTGATCCAGGAAATGCATTGCGTTGGGGCTCGGATCAAGGACTGTACGTGCCTACGACGTCAGAATCTGTCGATGTGGATTTAACGGACTACTACAACAAGGCCAAGGCTGGCCAGGCGGTGCCGCTTCCCCCAGGCGATACCGAATCTGACCTGGTCAACGCTTACCTAACCGCACGAGGCACCACACTATGACTACAGAATCCCGTTTGATTGCCCTAGCCACTCTCTTGGGTCAAGACATCGCAACGTTAGCTGCGCGGGACGGCAATTTGGCCGACCTGCCGACAGCCAATAAAACAACGTTCGTTGCGGCTATTGCCGAAATTTATCAAATGGCCCAAGGCTCCGCAGGCGGCACAGCAGGCGCTGCTATTGACGACATGGCAGGAGATGGCAACACCACCGTCACATGGTCGGCAGATAAGATTTTTGATTCTATTCAGTCGGCTATGAATACGTTGCGCGATTCCATTTTGGGAGGTGCTGGCGCCGCGTTCGACACGCTGCAAGAACTGGCTACTGCCCTTGGCAGTGATCCCAACTTTGCAACAACGATCACGGCAGAGCTGGCCAACCGGGTGAGGTTCGACCAGTCGCAAACCCTTACCGCTGCGCAAAAACTACAAGCCTGTCAAAACATCGGTATAGGTGATCCTGAAGCTGACCTTGTGGCTGCCTACACCACCGCAAGAGGTACAATCTAATGCCATTAGCCGACCGCGCTTCAAGCCTTGCGCAGTCGATAGCGGCGGATATCAAAACCCTTGCCGGACGAATCAAGGGTTTTGCCCCTCTCGACTCGCCCACGTTTACCACTGTTGTGAACGTGCCTACTCCCGCAAACGATGACAACTCAACAAAGGCCGCGCCTACCTCATGGGTTCTGACCAGAATAGCCGCCTTGGTGGGGTTTTCGAACTGGTACAGGGAAAAGGTCCAAAATCTTGGCAACGTGAGCGGAGCAGTCACGCTTGATGTTGCCAAGGGTTCATATTTCAAACTCACTACCGCCGGTGCTATCACATGGACGGTGAACGTGACACCAGAAGCGGGCTACATCACAGCTTTTTCGGTAGAAATCACCAACGGCGGCAGCGGTTCGCATTCCTGGCCAAGTGGGATCAAGTGGCCGGGGGGCGCTGCACCTGCATTAAGTGTGACGGGAATTGATGTGCTGGTGTTTACGCATGATGGAACGACTCTGCGTGGCGTGCTTGCCGCTAAGGATTCACGATGAACGTCAGCCGCCGTCTGATGGGCATACAGCCCATAACCGCCGCCAGTAATGCGCGCAATGGTTATGCGGCCTTCGCCTGCAACACTACAAACGGTCTGCAGATGCGCAAAATTTCCGGGTCAACCATTACCGCACTTCCCTTTAACCATACGGGTTTAGGCAACCCCGTGGGGGTGGCGTGGCACCCATCCGGGCGGTTCTTGTACATCGCAACCTCAGTGTCACCGTTTCTGCATTTTTATGAACGCTCAGGAGACACCTTCACTAAACGAACCGATACGATTACAGGGGCCGGAGGCCAAGGAAACGCCGTCAGTGTGTCATCAGACGGTGCTTATTTAATAATGGGTATCTCTACATCACCCTATTACGCCATATACCGCCTGACTGATGGCGTGCCGTCGCAAAAGCTGTCCGTTCCTAGTTTGGGTTCCAGCTCAGCTGCAATTTCGGTAGCTATTAGTGCCAACGGCGACTTTGCTTTTGTAGGTATAAGCGTTTCACCTTTTATAGCCATTGTGCAACGCAGTGGCGACACTTACACGCGGACGGGAACGCTCGACATCAACCCAGTAGCAGCGCTAAGACAGATGAAGTTGGACGCATCAGGCGATTACCTTGTTTCAGTCCACAGCACGGGTTCATCAATGCGACAGGTTTTATGGAAACGCACCGGGGCAAACCTCACCCGCGTGACCGGCTTTCCTGACCAAACTGCATCATTTACCTATGGCTGCGCACTGAGCAAAAACGCAGCGCTTGTCACAACCGGATCAGCCGCTACCCCGGATGGAATCACGCTCAGGCTGTACGCCAACGACGGCGCGGACAATTTTAGTCTGATAGGTACACCCGATAAGGCCATCGGCACGGCACAGGCGCAGGATATGTCGGCAGAAGGTGATTTACTTCTGGTTTGGCATCTAACCACACCCTACATGGATTTTTTCAAACCCAGCAAAACCGCACTTGTCAGCCTGCCCGAAGTGCCGGTGGCTTCCACCACATCAAACCCTACCAACGCCGCATTGTGGCTTGAGCCGCTACCCGTTGCCGCCTAGAGGTATTTGTTATGTTGTTTGCAATCCTTGACCCATTCCAAGTGTTTACGATGGATGAAATCCGCCGTCGCCATCCTAACGTAAGTTTTCCGGTAAACCCCACCATTTATGACGTTCAACAGTTTGGTTATACCTACGTCTCAATTGATCCCTACCCAGCTATAGACTGGAAGCAGCGCTTTGAAAAAGGGGGCTACGTAATAGAGGGCAACAGCGTCCGGCAAACGTGGAACGTCATTGACCTTTCGCCTGAAGAGATACAACAGGCAATCAGTGATGCCCGACTCGGTGTGAAAGATCAGTTGCGCCTAGAGTACAGCCAGCTGCGAGACAACCTGGAAAACCGGTTCACCGGCTATGATCCGGCTACGTGGCCACTGATGCGTCATGAGGCCAGGGCGTGGCTAAGGGCACCCGATGACGCAAAGCCCGAAACTCCCTTCATCACTGCTATTCACGCGGCGCGCTTGGCCATGGGGGATAGCATCACGCTGGCGGAGCTGGTGAGCTTCATTATTAGTCAAGACGCGGAAATCACGCCCGTGATGGCTCACCTTACAGCTGTTCGCCAAATCACCGAAGCGCGCATTCTGCAAGAGAACACGCCCCAGGATATCTACGCCATAACGTGGACGTTCGATCAATGACCACTAAGGACCAGACCCCACCCGCGTATGCGGGTTTTTTTATGCCTGGAGAAACTGGCCATGAACTTTGAAATGGCGTTCGAGCGGGTAGTGGGTCATGAAGGGAATTTTCAGGACGACCCGAATGACCGCGGTAATTGGACCACGGGCATTATCGGGGAGGGCCAGCTCAAAGGAACGAAATTTGGCATCTCCGCGATGACGTACCCAAAGCTTGATATCAAGAACCTTACCCTCGCTCAGGCCAAGCGGATCTACAAGGAAGACTTCTGGGATCGCGCGCGGCTCGACCAGTACGACCCTGGCGTGGCGTACCAGATATTTGATGCGCAGGTAAATCACGGCCCCGGAAATGGCATCCGGTTTCTGCAGCGGGCGGTGAAGGTCGTTGACGATGGCGATGTAGGTCCTAAGACGTTGGCTGCTGTACGCGAAATTTCGGTGACTGACCTAGTCATGCAATTCAACTCCCAGCGACTCAGGTTTATCACCAAACTCCAAAAGTTTGAGCGATACGGTGCAGGCTGGGTGAACCGTGTCGCAGGCAATCTTGAATATGGAGCCCAGGACACGTGATAACTGAACTCATTGCGCAGTGTTGGCCGGTGCTGCTGGCGCTCATGACAGCCATCGGCGGGATTGTCTGGGGCCATCAGCGAGCAACCCGCAAAGCAAAGGCGGAAATCGCTGTGGCCAAGACCGAGGCTGCCGTATCAGACCAAAGAGCTGAGCAGGCAGAGCAGAAGGTTAAAGAGGTCGAGCTCATCAATGAGTGCATTCAGGCCAATCAAAAGAAGAGGGCGCAAACCAATGCGGACATTGTTGCAATGCCTTTGCGTGATAAGCGTAGTGAGCTGCAGCGCGACTGGACCCGTAAAGAGTAAGCAACCCGTGCCCAGGGATATGGGCTGCTCATGGGTCGAGCCTATCCGCCTATTGAGTCCTGAGATCTATGGGGTTTCAGTCGAGGCCATGGATGAGCTCAGGGAGAAAGGCGTTTCCCAAAAGTCCATCACATCCGTTGAGCGAGCGTCCCTCTCAGAGGGATCGCTTGACCAGGTACTGGCACATAACCGGACCTGGATGGAACACTGCCTTAAGGACTAGAGATAGTCCGACCTTTCAAGCACTGACTTCTCAGCCAGCTCTATCGCCGCTTCTTGGGTTTTTCGTACACCTACCACTTCCACTTTACCGGCCTCTGGATAATGCGCCTTTACGATGTAAGAGAGTCTAGGCCAAAACTCTTTATGAATGACGAGCCGTGTTCTCTTGTTTCTGTAGAGAACATAGGCGACATCCCTTTCTGAATCTGCCTCGAAAATAAAGTCAGTCATTGGCTTCCTCCGGTATGGCTAGGCATTCCAGCGCAAACTGTACTGGGTACGTCACAGTACGGTGGCGTTGGTCTGCCTCATCGTAAAGGTAGGCCTGCAGTTCAGTACGGCGGATCCCAATCTGATCTGCCGTCTGACGTATTGAAAGACCTGACCGCTCGATCAGCGATCGCAAATAGGCAGGATCGCCGTTGTGCTGGCTGGCGTCAGGTCGCTTGTTCATTTTCTGGATATATCCACGTACAGGGGCGTTTCGGGATCGAAGGTCACGAATCCTACCGCTGTGCCTTTACGGATGCCACTTTGAAGTCCATCGTCTCCAAAGACCGAGATCACAAGCCAGCCATCTTCCGTCCACACATCACGATGCGAGTACTCGCCATAGTAATAAGTCTGATGATGCGCAGCGGTAATCTTGCGCATACCGGAGAGACAAGGCCGCACACGGCCAATGTCGAAACCGTTGTGGCGAGTAATGCGATATTCAATACGGGGAGCTTTGACGACTACGGTCATGGTGATCATCCTGAGTGGGCCGCGCCGAATTGGCTGGCATGACCTCAATATCGATGATCCTGACCATCTTCTGAACTCAATCGAGACAGCCGTACATTTTAGCTGCCCGAACGTAACACCCATTTTCCACCTTTTTGCCCTGCATTAGGCCATGGCTGCCGCGTAAAGCTTAGGTTTTATGGGGTTTATAGCCCGATGCACTGGATATAGTATCCAGTGCATTCGCTTTTCTACGTCATCCTGACTATTCCCTGTAGGCTCCACCCTGTATGGCTTTGAGCCGTCTCGCCGGCTCTTTTTCTCGATGCACTGGATTTATGCCGTAGTCAGAACGTAAGTCCTCCTCAAACTCCTCTTCACCCAACAGATCGAGTACTTCGACTGCCTTTCTCACTCTCGCCGGCGCAAGGTGCGCATAACGTTCAGTCATGATGATCGTCGAGTGGCCAAGCAGATCTCGGACTTCCGCAAGCGGTACACCCTCACTCACCAGGTGAGCGGCAAAGGTATGGCGAAGGTCATGAATATGCAGATCCTGAATACCGGCCGCTTTGCATGCACTCTCAAATCCGGTCCGGACTGTTTTAACGCGCTCGCCTGTGTCACGCACAAACACATGCGGCGCATCCGGGCAATGCTCGGCTCGGTGGGCCAGCCTGGACCGTAGTATGGTGAGCGCCTTCTGGTTAATCGGGATCGATCGACGTTTGCCTGACTTGCTATGTTCACTGTCCAGGTGAATGAGCATGTTGGCCAGGTCAACGCGGGACCACTCCAGTCCAAGCAGTTCCTCTTTCCGCATTCCTGTATTAACAGCCAACCGAATGAAGTCATCGAGCAGCTCACCATGCCGCTGTTCTCGAGCAGCTCGACACAGCGCCTCGACTTCTGATCGGCGCAGCCACCGCACTCGACCCTCCGGCTCCTTGGTACGCCGGCCGCTGATTGGGTTGGGCAGGTCCCATTCATATTCCTTGTTGCAGTGGTTGATCGCTGCAGACAGGGCAGAGAGCTCGCGGTTGATCGAGCTGTTGGATATGCCGTCTGCCATACGCTTGTCGATGTAGTGGCGTACGTCCGCTGCAGTGAGCTTGTTGATGACCTGTCCAGCGAAGTGCCGGCGCAGGATCTCGATCCGGATCACCGTTGTGTCATAGCTGCGCTGCACCTGGCGCGCATGCAGCAAGTACTTGGTGACCACCTGCTCAAATGTTTTGGGAGGCTTGATGCCCAACTGGCGGTCACGCCAGGCCTGCGCACGCTCCGTCTGCTCGAGCACCTTGGCTTCCGCCAATTTGGTCGTCTTGGATGATCGCTGGATGTACTCACCCGACGAGTCCATGTAGGAGATCCAGTAGAACTTCGAGTCTTTGCGGCGATACGGCATGGCGGCAATCCGTGGCGGGGGCTGGTCTAGGGGATATTAGCAGCGCGAATACAGGAGGAAAGGGGAATGAGGACGGGAGGAGAAAAGAAGGCAGGGGATTGTGACGTACGTAATAACTCAATCCAGTGCATCGAAGGCATGAGTCCTACTCGCAAGTACTTGTGATTCGTTTTGCTCTCAGCCTCAATAGAGGTCCATATCAAGGAGAGACCGTTATGCCAAAGCACTTTCCTCCCGGCTACTGTCCTGACGGATGTTCCGGAGGCAACTCAAATAGACAGATGGATATAGGCGAAAGCCTGCTGGCGCAATTCCCGGAATCAGTCCGGACGGAGATCTCAACCCGCGGTGGCGGCAAGCGTTGCACTTACTGTGGGCTGGTCTACCTGACGGCATCCAAAAGCCGGCTCGGCTTCTATGAGAACGGTGTGACGGGTACTCGCTGGTTCGGTTAGGAGAGGCTATGAGCTAAGGATTCCGACTATGGGTGAGTGATGCACAGTATTCGCTCACCCTTGAGCACGCGGCCGATCTGCACCAGGTCGTATCGCTGTCCATCATCCAGCCTGATGAGCTGGAAACCATCGACCGATCCATACAGTGTGGTGCCCCGATGGTGAAACTCCAGCCGACCTTGAGGATTACGCCTAACTACGCCATGGTCTGCGCTGAGGTTGTAGAAATCGAATGTGCTCTGCTCGACCATACCGGGCAAGCGTCCCTGGGCATCCCGGATTTCGTAGATACCGCCATTCATCCAGCCTGGAGAGTAGGTGTCGTAGGCTTCGGCGGCCCAGAGCTTAGCGGAGGAGATCACCTCCATCATGTCCTTCCACTGCTCCCGGTCAATCCGGTTAGTATTCAGAAGGCGGTCCGCGACCTGCGTCATGTAGGACGTGTGGGAGGCAGGATGGCGTACCAGCGCGTGCTGATCCTTGGCCAGTCGGTACCACTCTGCTGTTGATTCCATGCTGTAATGCATCCCTAGTACTGAGGATGCATACAGTAGTCGGAAAGAAAGATGCTGACTAGGGCCTTTGGGAAAAACGGCTATCTACTAAAGATTCCGACTGTACTTAGAGAGAGGCGAAAGCCTTCTTTAGTCGAGCCTCTGCTTGCTCCCAAGTTTCTCCAGGCAAAGCCTTACGGGCTATGAGATCACGTGTAAGGGCTTTCTTATTAGGTTTAACTACAGGATCAGGTGCCTCAAGAGGCTCAAGTAATTTATCTGAGTAATGAAAGGTAAGATGGGAAACGCTACGACCTGATTTAACTAGCTCATAGCTGACGAATAAAGGGGAGTGTGTGTTGATCTGGGCCACGCAGACATCCAGCACCGACCTCCTAAAATTGGACATCAATGTATATCTTTCATCGAGTCCCATTAACGACTTGAGCGTGTTGATCTCAAACGTATGCATATCACCACTATTACGCCATTTGACTAGAAGCTCATAGAGTCTAATAGCGTTAGGACTCGTCATCCGTGAGACATCGTCCAAATGATATTGGGTAAATTCTGTTTGCAGTTGAGAAAGATATGGGACAACGTCGTGATTGAATCGAAGAGCGACCTTTCCTTCTCGAGGTAGGTATCCAGCCGTCTGTACCCATCGAGGCTTCAACTTTGTTGGTTTTCCATCGATGTCTCTATAGATGGTTACACGGCTTTCACTTTCAAGCTTAGTAGCAGCTAACGCCATCTCTTCGTAGGCAGCGTTTAGTTTAATGTTGAAGCGCTTGGCATAATCGGAGGCGTGAACTGTATACATGACTTGATCCGTCAGCTCGCTGTCGCGTCGGATCTGGGCTATGCAAAACAGAAGCAGTCTTTTCTCTCCAAGACTCAACTGATAAGCAGCTTCAACCAAGTGGTTCGATTGAACAACCATGTCCTTCTTGTTTTTCTTGACCACTCAAAACCCCTTCCAGACGAACCCGGTTTAGCTACACATATTACCCGGTTTGACTACACATATTACCCGGTTTGACTACACATCAAACACGGGATCTCTACACATATGGGCGCTGAAAGCCGCGCCATTACTGGGCTGTAGCGGCTCTTAAAAAGGAAAAAGAAAAGAAAAATAAAAAATCATTCTTTTTTCTCAAGCAAAATCCAAGAGCTAACAGCAACACGGGATCTCTACACATATGAGAAAGATGTCTGAAATTGTTCACCAGGGAGTACCACTAAACCAGCAAACGTGGAGAGCGGAACTGATGAGTTAAGGGTGAGGCTATATTGAAGATCAGGAGGACGTGGAACGCTTAGCGATCCAAAAACTTTGAACCAGCCGTACTCGTGACCTGTTTCATATTCAACACAGTGCCGAAACAACAAATAGCCATACCTTTCTGCTTCTTCACCAGTTAGGAGTAATTTGTCGCCTGCGAGCTCTAGGGTGCATACGCGAAGTGCGTCTTTCAGAAGAAGCCGGACTTCGTATTGCCAGTGCATATAAAGTCCCGGTCGAATTCGCCATTCAGCAGGTTTTGCTTTTTTGGGCTTAGGCCGACCGACCTGCGTCACTGTCACTGCGATCGGCAGGACACCGTCGACAAGCTCGATTACTACATCCATTACTGATGCATCGAACCACTCAGTACAACCCTCGAATGGCTCGTCCCAACAGAACTGGTAGCGCTTAAAGGCTCGGTGTAAGCGTCGTTCTAATGCTAAGGCCTCTGACTCAGAAGAGCAGACTTTATAGAAGCTTCTTGTAGGATCGAAGCTTCCTCCGAGTTGCCTCCAGCGTCTAGGTAAGTCGATAGTCTTGCCGATCTTGATGCTGTTGTTTGTATCGTGGCGCAGAAAATAGACATAGGCTGAAGGAGACGATTCACCAGATTGCAAGGCATGCATGAATCACCTCTCTTGGCCGATCTGACGAAGGACCATACTGCGCCTCACCAAACTCTCCCCAATGATCTCGACAGCCCACATGAGGTTAACTCTATGGTCTTGGGTAATTACACCATAACCTTCTTCAGCGATATCGCTCTGCGCAACTAGCTGAGCGATGGTCTGCAAGGCATTGCCTGCATGTAGGATTAAATCGGCGTTTTGGTCAATCTGATCAGAATGTGGCTGGATCATAGGTGGAGCTCCTAGAGGTGGAACCATCACCGCTCACGGCCAAGTAAGACTGGTGACGGCTGTACGCAGGTTGGCCGACCGGGTCTCTAGGCACCCGGCACACCCGAAGGTGTCCCGCGCACAGCCGCCATAACACGAAATTGCAGACACAAAAAAAGCGCCTGCATTCGAGTGGTGGCGCTTATGCGCCTAGAGGTTGTCGACCGGCCAAGGTCGATCGCTGATTTTGCAGCGACGGGCGAACAATACAATTTGCTGAAAGAGACTACAAGGACGAACCCGGTTTCTCTACACATTAACCCGGTTTCTCACCACATATGAGCTTGGCCAACCGCAAAAATGTCAGGATAGGACAGTAAATTTGTAGACAGGAAGAGCCGATCCGATGGCTGTCTAGGCCGCATGGATCCTACGCTGGAGCAGGCAACAGTAAATTTGTAGACAGTTGACCGGAAAGTTGTCAGGAAAGAACCCGGTTTCCCTACACATATAAGCCCAGCTAGGCCTAGCCAACCGCAAAAATGTCAGGATAGGACAGTAAATTTGTAGACAGCAGGAGCTGCTCGGGCAGCCGGCCAGGCCTCATGAATGCTGGGCTGGCGCAGGGAACAGTAAATTTGTAGACAGCAAAACCGGAAGGTTGTCAGGATAGCGACCCGGTTTGTCACCATATATGGACAGGACGTAAAGCGTCTGAGCCAGATATGTTAAGCAAACCTCTCCACGTGTCAGGCTCAGCCGGATAAAGGTTTCTTTCCATGCAGCTTTTCATAAGCTGCATCCATTGCTGTTGATGCGTACTTGTCCAGCTCTTCCGCACGCTCTCGAATGTAGTCGATATTATTCCTGTAAAACGCAGGGGATCCTGATCGTTCTATTGCTGGTATCGACTGGAGCCAGTGATCAAAATCTACCAGCTCAGCAAGCAGTGACCTGACTGGCCCCGCTACCGAGGGCGGCAGCTCGTTCAAAACAGGGATAACAGCTAAAACACGAGGAATATGCTTGGTGAATTCACCATCATGCGGATCCAGCTGAATGCCAGGGTCCTCAGGGTTATAGTCCGGTGCATGGAGCTCTATAAAGGCATCGAGCGAGCGACTCAAATCCATTATCGGTGGGTAGATAATAAGAACCGCGTTCTTGGCCCGCTCTTCCTTATCGTCTGCCAGCGCGCGACGTTGGTTTTTATTTATGGTTGCCGGCACCGCAATGGCAACGACGATGGCCAATACAGACCCTATCGCCTGGACCCAAGCCGCCTGCTCAGACGGATTAAGCTTTGCTACCCACTCCATGAATGTCATTGCGTGCTCCATGATGATTTACGTCTAATGCATGAGATGCATTGTTCATGCATTTAATATACATTTATCTAGTATCGTCTATGCGCCGAACGCCTCAATCACTTCTGTATTAGTCTTGCGTATAGTCTCTAGGACTTTTAGTACCTGGTGGCGTAAATGTACTAGCTGTTTCCTTTCCATCCCGAACATTTCACCAGGTTCTGATCTGGGTTCAGTTTTCATAGAGTGCTCAAGATCAATCAGATCAACAATAAGCTCTCTTACGGAATGTGCCACGCTACTAGGCAGCTCATTGAGCGTGGCTGCAGAATTCATTACTCGAACAGCATGTCTTTGGAAATTCCCATTATCAGGATCATTACCGAACAGAACCTTGCCGTCGGGATTGGCTGGGTCATACCTTTCACAAAATGAAGTCATTGAGAGGCTTAGATCCATCAACATGGGGAAGAGAACTATCAGTGTATTTTTTGCACGCTCCGTCCGCTCTTTCTCCAAAGCTTTTCGCTGCTTTGCACTGGTAACAGCAGGTATCGCAACGGCGACACAGATAGCTCCAATCGATCCTATAGCCTGAATCCAAGCGGCTAGTTCGGATGAGTTCTTGGGCAGCCAATCCGTAAGAGTCATAATCTTTCCTTAGTTATCTGATGTATGTAGTACATCACCTATGCATCAATCATACATCTATTATGTATTAAGGTTACATCAGGTGTATTAATCGTTGTCCAAATTGGTCTGTAAATCCGAGGACAGGTTAAGCGGACAAGAGGTTAGAATTTACTCCTATTATGGTGTCATATTTGGTGGCATCCCTAAGAGTGGTGGCATATAATGCCACCTAGATAAGGGATCAATATGAACACGAAACACCGTCAGACACTACAGGAAATCTTTAAAAAACCAGTGCCGAAGAACTTGGCCTGGGGACGGATAGAGGCTCTGTTTGTGGCCCTTGGAGCCAAGGTGTTTGAAGGTGATGGAAGCCGGGTGGCCTTTGAGCTGAAGGGTGTGACTGCTGATTTTCATCGGCCTCATCCAGGCAAAGAAGCCAAACCTTATGTAGTGCGTAACGCACGCGCCTTCCTTGAATCAGTAGGGGTAGAACCATGAAACCAATGACATATAACGGCTATACCGCGCGGATTGAATATAGTGACGAAGATGAGTGCTTTGTAGGCCATATCGCTGGAATCAGTGACATCGTAGGCTTTCACGGTGATTCCGTTGCTGAGATACGCGCGGCCTTTACCGAAGCAGTTGATCACTACTTGGCCAGCTGCAAAGAGTTTGGAAAAGAGCCTCAGAAGCCTTATTCAGGCAAGCTTACGCTACGTATTGATCCTGAATTGCATGCCAAGGCGGCTATCAAAGCTCAGCTCAAAGGCGTCAGCATTAATCAGTTCGTGGCTGATCAGCTACGTGAGGCCGTGTGAGTCGTTGCCTATCGCATGCCGTATTGTCAGGTGATTCATGAGATGCCCAATGTGTGGCCAGGCCGAACTGGTGCATGACACTCGAGACACGCCCTATTCCTACAAGGGCCACTCGACAATTATCAAAGACATCAAAGGTGAATACTGCGATGCCTGCAATGATTGCATCCTGGACAATGAGGACGGCATCAGACTAGGTAAAACCATGGTCGCTTTCAAGAAGCAGATCGATGCCGCTGGAGCAGCTGTTCAAGCTCCTGGACAAACATCCGGAACTACCCAACAAAACGTAAGAATTAAGGATTAGGCATCTGCCAAGGACAGGTAGTAATGCAGTCAGAAGTAATGGAGCTGTATAGGTACTATGGGATGTGGGGCGAATTGCTATACGTAGGCGTTGCTAAAGACACTGCGGAGCGTTTTGCACATCATCTAAGGTTTACCTATTGGTGGCCAGATATCGTCCAAAAGCAGATTGATCAATACCCGTCGAAGTCCGCTGTATTTGAAGCTGAAAAGCAAGTAATCCAAGCAGAAAGGCCTATCTGGAACATCGCACACAGCCTAGAAAAGTGGAGCACAAAACCTACCTTGGATGATCCTTGGTTTTGTCGAGCCCGCAGGCGCAAGGACATACGCCGCAGCGTTTACTGGGAAGAGCTGGGCTTATCACTACGCGCGTTCAAGGATGGCTGGGGCGCTTATCTATCCACTGTAGGCATCGTGTTCTGCTCTTATGATAAGGAGCTAGTACAAGGTTGGATTCAAGAAGAGCAACGGGTTGCCAATGTCTTGCGCTACGCCCGATATAACATGAAGTGCTATCCCAGATAAGTATTATGGCATCTGATATCTAAAGCTATACTGCCTATGCAGTACATGTTGCCGGGCAAAGGTATTACATGTGCTGTACCCCCGGCGCGTTCTCACCCTCCGCGCCGGGGTTATATCTATCAAATATCTATTTGATGCATGCTATGCATTTATCATGCATCAATGATATATCGATTAAGTATTGATTCGGCCTCGAAGCATTCATGCTTGCCTACCCGCAACGAGCTTCAGCCATGCAGAATTCATTACGCAGGCGTCCAAAAGCATAGATATTGCTCATTGGCCCGTCCTCGAGAGCAAGACTAGACTCTCGGCTATGAAGAAGCCCCACACCTACACTTTCAGAATCATTGGCTCATCGCCTAACAGACTCCCGCTCGATCGGCTGGCGCTGTATCTGGCTGAGCTGGCCAAGCTGATGGGTGAGAATGAGCACATCCATTTTGATCGAGTGGTCAAGGGAAGCGCTGCCCTGAGAGTCTGGGCTGAGCCTGAAGTGGCACCTGCAGTCTCCAAGCGCATTAGCCTAGCTATTGCCAAAAGCACCAAGGCTCCGAAAGAAGCGATATACGCTCTCGATCACATCAACAAACTACTGATCCATGATGGCAAGAAAGCTGAGTTAAAGAGTCCTGACGACACTGTGCTCTACCCATTCCATGGCGGGAAAAAGATCAAGGCGATCAAAGACATTATTGTTGATGATGAGTCCACCGTCACCGGGAGGGTTATCAAGATCGGCGGCAAGGATGACACGATTCCCATGCTGCTTATCGATTCAGATGGCGTTGAGTATCACTGCACCATCAGAGGTGAGGAACTCGCCAGAGATATAGGCTTGCACTACCTTGGCGATCCTATCGCGGTCTCCGGCAAAGCCAAGTGGAGGCGCTCCTTTGATGGTAAGTGGACGCTGGATCAGCTACTGGTGAAGTCCTGGACGACACTTTCTAATGACTGGGATGACGCCTTTGCGAAAATGACCCAGTTAGCAACTGGCTGGCGTGAGGTTCCTGATATTGAGGAGCACTGTGCAGAGATTCGGAAGGGACACTAATTGGTCATTTGGGACACCAATATCCTCGCAGTGTATTTCGGCCAGCGGCTCTCACCGGATGATCAGCTTCGTATGCAGGGCCTTGTCGACGAACTCAAGCGTAAACGCGAGCCTATCGGGATACCTGCTCAGGTGTGGGCCGAGTTCCTGGACGAAGCCTCCGAGCAGGAGCTTGAACATAGCCAGGCTGTTCTCAGGACATCCGCTTTTAAGTTTCTGCCCTATGACCAGCGGGCAGCTTTCGAAACAGTGCAGGTATCGCGTTCAGGCCGAAGCGAGCGCAAGAAACAAATCACCCAGAAAAGGGCTCGGCAGGCTGTCAAGGTTGACTGGCAGATCATTGCTATTGCCAAGGTCAACAATGCTCGACTGCTGCTCACTAATGATGTGGACATGAAGGATGAGGCCAGGAAGCTAGGCCTTAATGCTCTACACATCAAGGACCTGGAAATACCACCCGCCTTACGGCAACACTCACTGCAATACGATGCGGACCAGGACGAGGTTTACTGGTTTCCAGACACCTAAGGCATGCATTAGACATACATCTTTCATATATCGATCATGTATTAGTCAGATGTATAAAACCCATCTAGCCTGAGCTGCTCGCCACCTTCCTCCTTAAACAAAGCAAAGTGCTCCATGCAGTAGTGCCGGTCATGGCCTACCTCGTTGGCATGGTGATCACACAGTGCCTTATCGCAGGTCTTGCTCCGCTTGCCGACTACGTAATCACAGAGGTTTGTGCTGACGCTGCCACACTCAGCGCAATGCTCACCGAGCTTCCCGCAGATATGGCCTACCGGCTTCCGGTCCTGGTCATACAGTATGTAACAAGGCATAAGGGCTCCGATGTTTGTCTTAAAAAACACAAACACAGAACTGATGTTTGTGTATCACATACAAACATAGAGCAGATCAGCTAAACGCAAATGGAAACTCCCATTCACAAGCGGCACGCAGCCGCTCCAGAAGTGCAGGCTCATCCTTTCGTCTGCAATGCACAGCGATGTCCAGGTAATAGTTCTGACCGTTGTGGATGTAGTAGATAAGCCACTCACCCGTTAAGGCATTCCTACTCCTGCGGCTCTCGTATCCATCCCGTACAACAGCATGCGAAAGCTTACCGGCGATCTCCCAACACTCAGCTTCAGATAGATCATCCAACGAACTCTTGCCAAGAGCGTTGCAGGCCTTTTTGATTTCATTCCTGAGGGTTTTGTTCTCTTTAGCATCACGGCTAAACCACTGGACATCTAGGTTCTTGTTGATAAAGGCTGTATCAGTCCAGTGCTTGTGCCAGAACCTACCAAGGTGAGAGCCTGTAAATGGAGACGCTGGCTTAGTGTTCGTTTGCCTTGACAGAGTAGCTCCCTCGAGACGCGCAATCTCATCAATTACACGAGAAGCATTAAAGCCTTGATACATGGAAGCTCTATAAAGCTTTAACGCTAATGCTTCGCTTAGGTATGGCCAGAATGACTCGTTACTGCAGACACGCCTCTTTACCAGAACTGCTTCGTACCGATGGGCGTATGGCATGATTACATCCTTTCATCTAGTGGCGGCCCTGCTGCTTGAAGCTTTGACCCCAGGCCATAATCTCCTCGCGGATATTACTCATCACCTGTAGATCCTTCTCTGTGATCTCTTCACCTGGATCAAGCACATTCATAATGGTACTGAACAGCAGAGTACATCCAGCATAAAACGCGTTCTGGACCTCGGACACCTGAGCAGCTGAGGCATCGGGATGGATGCATGCCTTACGGAAAGTCTCCCATCCAGCAAGGATCACCTGCTTATTTTTAGAATTATGTTCTGACATGCGTTCCCCCTGTTTAGTGCATGCTTGATGCATGATGAATGTATAAAATGAACCTACCATGCATGCATCATGCATTACATATACATCAACTATGTGTTATGGGTACATCCTAACTTTTAGCAGTGCATGCCGCATCGACTTCTATAGCAAGCACTGCAGCGATCCTGGCCGCAAGATCCTGAGCCGCTGAACTGTCAGTACGATAGGCATACAGCTCAACATACACTCTGGCCGCACCAAGCAACCGGGTCATCTCCGCTATCGTCTCCTGGCTCATGCTCGACCTCTTGCCAAATGAGCCAGTAGTACAAGCCTGAACCTGGGCGAAAGGCTGGCCAGATAGTTGGTCAGTGCCCAGTACGGCATATCAGAAACTTTTTTTATGGACGTGCTAAGTACTACGGTATGATCCGCATGTGACATATAAAAACCTCTCGCAGGGTCTTTGTGTGTTACAGGCCAGCGCGGTCTTCGACCACCGCGCTGGCCAGCTTCTTTGATTCGCTCAGTCGGCCTTCGCCAGACGCTCTACTTCATCCCGCAGCACCTGCTGTACCCACGTAGTCCGGGTCATACCCCTACGCTCTGCGTACCTGTCGATCTGCTCGAGCAGCTCCATTGGATAGAGCATGGTAACCGGCTGCTTCTTCTTGGCCGGCTTCCTGGTCATGGCGTCTGGGGCAGCCTCAACAAATGCTTCGGCAGCTGCCTCGCTTGGGGCTGGCTTGTTACGCATGCTCGGCGGTAGGTTGTTAGGCAGCTGTTTGGCCATCTTCATCTCCATAAATCAAATTCATAAGGGCTTTCAGCTCGGCGCTCGCCTTCGGGTCAGGCTTCTCCAGCTCATCCACGCAAAGGCCGAGTCCGAACGCATCAGCAAATGCATCGCGCTTCACAATGACCAGGTCGTCCTGGGGGAAAAGTGGGAAATGCTGTACGACTCGCTGAGCACTCAGGTTTCGAGCGTTTGAGAAACCGGGCTTTGCGTTGTTGAGGATGCAGTGAACGCGCAACTCCTCATCACGGACACTCAAAGCCTCCTCGAGCAGCGCATGCATTTCCTCAAGCGCCCAGGTCTCGACTGCAGCAACCGAGTTGGGGATCAGCAGAACATCAGCAAGCAAGAGCGCTGCACGAATGCTCGAGGAGTCCTGGCCACCTGAGTCGATGACGATGTCATCAAACATGTCGCGCTGGAGCTTGACCTGAGTCCGCAGTTCCTTCCCGTCTGGGTAATGGCCTACGATGATTCCCGGCTCGACGCCTGAATCATTACGCAGGGTTAAAGCTTTGATAGAGGAGGGGCGTCGGTCTGCATCGATCAGCCAGACTTTGCGCCCTTGCCGCGCTCGACTCACCGCAAGGTTGAGGGCAAGCGTGGACTTTCCAATCCCACCTTTGACGTGGGCTACTTGCACAATCATGGACGCCTCCCGTGGCATCTGGTTGATGTGTGGGAAGCATACTAGCATCATGATAGATGTATGGTCGATGTATATTTAATGCATTTCTAGTGCATAGCTTACACTGAGCCTGCACTTAAAATGCATCTGATCTCCTAGTACTGCCCGGTATATACCAGGTAGTACATATAGATGAGTCCAGCCGCAATGAACCAGGCGACGACTTCCATCAGGGTGATTGGATGCTTCGGCTTCTTGGTCATTACCATCGAGTTCTGACGTATGTACTGCAGTTGGAGCCCCGCTGATGCTTTAAGTGCTAAGCCTGATCAGGCTCAGCTGGAAAGGCCTTGCTCCTCTGGTAGCAAATCCCCATTGCTCTCGAAATCATCCCTTAGCGTCTCCAGAGTTTCGTCCGCGGCCATGCTGATAACTTCCCGAAAGCTAGTGAACGGCTTGCCTGTTTTTGGATTGATCTCTGGCGCAGCCATCGAATGTTTACATGCTGCCTGAGCCCAGAGAGGCATCACGCGAAAGGATCTGTCCAGGCGATCGATCAGGGCGGTGCGTTCTTCAGAAGTCATTGCCTTGTACCTCTTTCACTGCATCGGTGATGCGCTTCATGAGTCGCTTGCGTGCTCGTGTTTTTTCGGTCTCGGTCAGCACCTCGGCAAGATACAGTCGGGTGATGGCCTGATTTAGATCCTGCAGCCTTTGCACTTGGTCGAGCTTTAGCCCGTATGGCTTGAGCTGTTCAACCAGACTTGGCGCCAGCACTCCCATTTTCACTGACAGGTCAGTCAACTCAACTCCTCTCGATATAGGTTCAGATTCAACTTGAGCCTCATCTTGGCCTGTATGATCTCGGCAACCGTGGCCTGTCTGACAGAGACAAGTCCGCCATTGGGGTGCCGACGCATGACCCAGCCGCAATGACTCACACGAGGATCCAGATTGATTACGTGGACATCATCGTCACAGAGGATCATTTTCAGGTCAGACGGTAAGGCTAACGGGTCCCTGTCCGGTGCTGGCGCCATTGGCTCATCAGGTTTGGAGGCTAGTCTGTAGATGTTGCCTTGGGCCTCGAGCCATTCCTGGACATCGCCACCACTCCACATCTTGCGGAGCACTGTTGGAAACTGCAGCTGTACTGGCTGGAGCTGGCGCTGCTGCCAGATCTCCATTGACGGCGCCGTCGCGCCGCAGCCATCACATTCGGGACCTCTTTCACCATGGCCGTTGAGCCATCCAGTTGGATCCACCTCTCCACCACAAAAAGGGCAGGGCAGCGCTGAAGCATCGTTCATCCTAATTTCTCCGTAATGATCAGCCGTATCTGGCCAATCTCATTAGGTGAAAGCTTGCGTACCCGATCGATTCGAGCCCGTTCGACGGCGTAGGACATACCCTCGGCTTCGTAGTCAGGATCAGGTTCAAGTTCAGTCAGGGGAGTGACTACATAGACGTGGCCACCGCGCTTATCTGGATAGAGGCCTGCGTAAAGGCAGGCAGCTTCAAAGCTGGTCGTGATGTAGACGCGGTCCCGCCTGCAGACCTCAGCTGCACCGCATTCAGCAGCGGAGCGAGCACCTGTGATGGAAGGAGGCAATATGAATTGGCCTACGATCATGCCGGGACGGCCGCCGTGGTAGTAGGTAGGCATGCCGGCTCCTATACCCATAGCTCAACAAAGCAGGGATCGTTGCCTGGACTCAGTGTTATGCGGTTCATACCTGCGGGCAGCTGCTGGCGTACCTGCTCAAGGTTTTCGCCGACGAGCACAATGCCGCTAGCCTTGGGTACTGGACTCAGATCGCAGATCCACTGCTTTGCAACATACTGGCCCGGATAGAGATTGGGTGAGTTATAGACTGCGTACATCAAGCTTGAGTCTTTCATAGTGATTCCTTGATATGAATCTTCATGTCAGGTCTTGGGCAGCCGCTCGTTGCGAAGCAGAGCTTGTTGAAAGCCATCATTAACGTTCGTGTCTTCAATCCACTCCAGCTCCCAGTTTCCGGCGCCGTAATGCTGGTCATACAGCTCATGCTTCCAGGTGGAGCCAATGCCTAGGTCATGCTTAGCCCAGTACACAGTGCTGCTGACGTGCTCGGCCAGAACATGGCCATCCTCTGCCAAGGCCATTGCCCAAAGGTTTCCGGCGCTCCCGCCATTTATGAATCCGTAGATCTTTGCCATGAAGGGCTCCTTGCTGGATGCAGAACGGAGCGATGGCCAGCAGGTATATCCCGGCCTGTCCTGAGCGTGCGGTAGGCCTTGATTGCATCTGCGGCGCGCTCAAAGCTGTAGCAGTAATCAAAGCCAAAGAGATCAATGCCGATATAGATGGCCATGCTGTACAGACGGGGACCTACAGCCACGATAGTGCCGTCCTCAAGCCGGCGCACATTCATGAGGCTGCCTGCGGAGCGGCGGCAGATTTCCGCAACGATTGGATCGTCTGGCGCCTGGCCAGACATTAAGGTTGAGGCGTCACTGCTGGTGCAGGACAGATATGGGCTTCCACTGGCCATGTCGTCATCCATTTTGGTTGAGCGTTTGATTGGTAGGCTCATGAGTGAGGCGATCGGCGAGTGCCATCGACGCCAGGATGATCAGGTAGAAGAACACTGCTGCCATGCATTGACGGACAAGAAGCCAGCGGCGTCTTTTGACCCTGCTCATGGGCGTTCCTGCAAGCCTGCCAAGGGCGCTAGTTCCTTGAGCAGATAGCCTGCTAATGTTCTGGCCCTGATCTGGTCGTGTTTGAGCAAGGGCAAAGTAAGCTTTCCCCTAACTCGCATCTTGGAAACAGTGAGCTTTCGAGAAGGACTTAACTGAGCTGCGATCTCAAGATCAATCGTTAACCTGGATACGACCTGATCTTGCGAGGGTGCTCCTAGAGCCAGTAGGACGGGTAAACCGTTTAGAAGGCGACTAAGGCTGTCATCCAGCCAGGCCTTGCCTGCGTCGGTCTGCAAAAACTCTCTCATCTGCTGCACTCATGAATGCCTGAGGGAGTTTGTAGTGAGAAAGCAAGCTTTTGTCTAGCGAGAAAGTATCAAGTGATACAACTGTTTGAACATAAAAAAACCCGCCAGAAGGCGGGTTTTACCCCCTGAGCGTGTGCAATAAATTGCGCATTAGGGGTACTGGATCACACTTCACCTACGCCAAGGATCAGCACAATGCGGCCCTTGATTTCGAGGCGATATTGCTCATTTTCTATAACGTCAAAATAGTGATACAGCCTGTTATCACTAATTACTCTTATATTATTATCGGGCAACAATTGAAGCCTTTTAATATATATCTTTTGATTGAAAACAAATAAATACAGCCCATCTCTTTCAACTGACGTAATACCACGATCAATCAAAAGTGCATCACCTGACGTAAATGTTGGTGTCATTGACTCGTCGAATGCACTAACGATAGCCAGATTGTCAATTGATGTATAAAAAGAGCATTTCTTTTTAAGCCACTCTGGAGTGACTATTACACCTTCAAACGATACAGGGTCACTGTCTAGCCAGCGGCTCTTGGTATCGACACAGTTCGACAAATCGAATTTTTGTATGTGTATGAGGATTTTTTCTTCTGATCTTTTTTGTTTCTTTCCGGCTTGATCTCCACCTTCAAACCGAATAATTGGGACTGTAGGATCATTCATCAGACCCTTACCCATTAGTAGCCAATCTGTAGTTGTTTTGAACTCTTTTGCGATGGCTATTAAGTTTTCATTTCTAATATTTCCAATATCGCCTGAGAACCAATTTCGTACTGCCGGGAGACTTACACCTG